GAGGCATCCGCGCGCGATCTTACAACAGCTTGACGACGTGCGAGAAGGGGCCGAGAGGGCGGTTCGATATGGGCGCAAGAGGGCCTGCGCAAGAGGCCTCCCCTCTGTGTCAAGGGGAATAAACCTCCGGAATTTTCCTCCCGGACAAGGCCCGGACACCCTGAATTGTCCGGTACGTCCCCGATTCGTTCCGCCCCCGGTTCGCCTTGCGTTCGAGGGCGCGGCTTAAAAAGCTGAGCCAGTGCGTCGCCTTGAGGAAAGCAACCCCAAAACCTCGACGAAAAGCGCGGAGGTTTTGGTGATCGGGGCGTTCCGGTGATGTTCTGGGGGGGGGCGGATGGCCGCGTGGCCACAGCAAAGCGCCCGCCAAGCTAGGCCTGACGGGCGCGATGTTGATCGTGAAGCACCCCTACGGGGTCATTGGACGCAGGGGTAGCGATGCCCGTTGATCAGCCCGCAGCGCGGGCATTCGGTGTTGGCCATCGCCTTGGCGACGATCCACTGGGTGCGTGGCGTGTCGCCTCGTGCGGCGTCGATGGCGGCGAGTTCGTCGGGTTCAAGCCTGAGCAGGATGCCCGTGCGGGGGGTTTGGCGCTTGTGGCTCATGCGGAGATGCTGCGGATGAGCGCGATGATTTCCTCGCGGGTCGTGGGGCGGACGGTGTGAACCTCGCCGCCGTCGCGGAGGATCTTGGCTGCGAAGCGGTCGGCGCGGTCTTTGTCGAGCAGATGGAAATTGCGAGGGCCGAGGCCGTCGGCGGTGATGGTGACTGTGTGGCGCATGGTGTCTCCGTTTCGAGACCTCACCCTACGACCCTGATATCATGGTGTCAACCACTTGGATATCAGGGTTGTTGCGGGCCGGGCGCGACGCCGGCTCTGGCTCGGAACTCCGGCCTCGACGCTCCCGGTGTTCAGCGGGGGGCTGGCTCGCTGGTCCGGTTGCACCTCCGACGCGTGTCTGCTCTCCACGCCGCCGCAACGCCTGATGCTACGCCGGCCAGAGCAGGAAGACGAGCAGGCCTGCGGCGAGGAGGAACAGGATCCAGGCGAAGGCGCGCTCGGGGGTCATGGCCGGATGATAAACGATCCAGCGGCTATAGCCCCCGCCTCCGGCGGGCGAGCCCTAGCGAGCCCCGCCGCCGGAGGCGGGGGCTGGGGTATATATATACGTAGTATATATAGGGGAGAGAAGAACAACCTTAGCTGGTCGTGTGAATGGCGATCGAATGGTGGTTTCGAGCGAGTGTACCCTGCAAATTGGCGAGAGAAGGGTCGAGTGAATTCATGCAAATTGGCGTGAGAAGGGGTGAGTGTAGGATCGTGGCGAGCGAACGCAGGCGAGTGAAGTGGGGGACGTCTTGCACTTTGCGCCGTTAAATGGCCACCGTCCGGGCGATAAAGCTGACCCGTTTAGAGGGCGGGCCTCTGGTGTCGGCGCGGACGATACCATTTGCAAACAGGCGGTTCATGGCCGCGCCGAAGGCCTTGGAGGTGACGCCGCGGCCGCGTGGATCCTGTGCGAACAGGGCGGGGGCGTAGGCGTGTCCTGGGTTGTGGCTGACGGTGCGCCCGTCGGCGGCGAAGGCGTCGAGCAGCATGAGGAAGCGCTCGTCGTCGTCGATGCGTTTGTCGAAGGACATCCGCTCGGCGTCGTCGTTGACGAAGGCGCCGCCGGCCCAGTGCAGTCGCATCTCGCTGCCGGCCTGGGCGTAGTTGGCTTTTTTGACGGTGAGCGTGCGTAGATCCGGGGAGGTTTTGCCTTCTTCGTCGACGACGGCGGCGAAGGAGAGGCGTGAGCGCACTGAGTTATTCCAGGCGGTGGATCCTGAGAGGCCTGTGCCAGTCGACAACCCGGTGAGCGAGGGGTGGCTCAGGAGGACGACGGCGGCGTCGTCTGGCGCCGCCAGGCCGCGCAGGATGCGGACGAACTGGCGCACCTGGGCGCGCTCGTTCTCATTGGCGCCGTAGAAGTCGGCCAGGCTGTCGAGGACGATGAGCGTGGGTCGCTCACGCCGCACCAGGCCCTCCAGTTCCTCCCAGCGCGCCATGACCTCCAGGCGCTGCCCTGGGGAGCCCGACACCAGCACGGCGTCTTCGTCGGCGAGGGTCCACAGGATGAGGCCTGCGAGGCGTTCGTAGGCGATGCCGTAGTGCAGGGTGATATAGTCGGTGCGTCGGTGGATCTCGTCGCGATCGTCTTCGGCGGAGACGTAGAGGGCGCGTCCGCCGCGCACCTCATAGCCCAGCCACCGCATTTCGGCGGCGGTGGCGATCGCCAGCTGCAGGGCGAGGGTGGACTTGCCGACCCCGCCGTCGCCGCCCAGGAGGGTGACGGTGCGGGCGGGGATGAGGTCGCGGACGTGCCAGAGGCGCGGCGGCACGGGGACGCCTTCCAGCTGGTCGCCCGTGAACAGGTTCCGGTGGATGGCGGGGGCCTTGACGGCTGGGACCTGCAGGCCCTCGGCGAGGGCTTCGAGGTCGGCGGCGGTGTGGCCGGCGTCGAGGTAGTCGGAGGCGTCGCCCTTGGGTGGGCAGCTGGGCCAGGCCGTGCCGAGGTCGAGCACCCGTACGCGCGCTGCGACGCCCGTCAGGGCCCTTGCCACGGCCTGGGCATGATCCTGGCCGGGCAGCACCGGACGCCCGTCTGCGTGCCACAGGGGCTCGCCCTGAGGGCTTTTGGACTGCGGGTCGTGGTCGCTGACCACGACGACGTCGGCGCCGATGAAGTAGGCGTTGAGCGCCGGCTTCCACTTGCCGGCCCCGCCGGGGTTGGTGGTGGCCGCTAGGCCCAGAGAGCGCAGCCGATCGACGTCCTTCTCGCCCTCGACGATCCAGATGGTCTTGCCGGCGGCGATGGCGGCGATGAGGTCAGGCAGGCGGTAGGGGACGGGCTTGACGCCCTTGGTCGACCATATCCAGCCGTCGTGGCCGTCGGGCTTGCGCTGGACGAAGGCCTTTGGGAATTTGCGGCAGACCTCGGACAGCAGCGTTCCGTCGACGTCGTGGTAGGGGTAGGCCTCCTTGATGCCGGCGGGGTCGTGGCCGTTGGGCCGCGGCTTGGACTCGGGGAAGTGATCGTGCAGCCAGTCGCGGGCGGCGGCGTGGCTGATCATCTCGTGCTGTTCGATGAAGGCGAGGACGCCGCCGCCCTCGCCGGCTTCATTGTTGAAGAACACGCCCTTCTCGACGTCGACGGCCAGGGAGCCGCGCGATCCCCAGCGGAGGATCTTGGCGTTCGAGAGGTGTGGGTTGGGATCGCCGAGTAGCAACCGGGCTACGGGCTCCATGAAGGTGCGGAGATGATCCTCACCGGGCACGAGGCTTTCATTCGGCAGCGCGGGGCAGTGCGCGATCAGCGATATCGGCAAGCAACGCTGAGCGCACGCCGCGCGCACGGCGCAGCGCCTCGTCGGCGGCCTTCATTTCGCGCTCAGCGGCCGTCGCTGACTGCGCCGCCTTCCGAAGTTTCAGCGTTGCGTCGGCGACGAGGTCTTGAACCGTCGCGTAAGCCTGGGCGACCTTCTCGAAGCTGTCCTCGTCCTCTTCGTCTTCAGTGTCTTCAGTGTCTTCAGCGTCGTCGTCAGCATCCGGCACCGCATAGCGGGGGCGCGTCAGATACTCGGGGATCGTGTAACCCGCCAAACTGAACAGATCCGGGCCAACCCGGCGCGGCGCCCTTTGCCAAACATGCGTCGTCGCCTCCATCGTGGCGTCGAGCGCCATCTTCAGGAAGCTGTCCTTGTCGGCCTCGTACTTCCGCTTGATGAGTTCGCGAAACCCGCGCGCGGTGCCCCCTGTCTGCTTGGTGGCCTCTAGATAGTTGCGCTTCTCATTGCTGAGATAAGCCGACATCTCCGACATCATGTGGCCTCCGTCTTTGTGACCCGTTTCAGAATTTCGATGAACACCTCGGCCCCCGCCACTATGTCGGCGAGCCGCCCGCCCTGCGGCCTCACACGCAGCAGCAGCATCCGCGCGAACTCAGGATCGGCGAGGCGTTCCACGAACCCTTGCGTGAAGCCTTCGTTCGCAAACGCTGTCGTGCCGTGGAACGCGCCTTCGGCAAGGCGATAGAACGTCTCGCGCTTGTTCGTCTCCATGGCGTCCGCCTGCCGCTTGCGCTCATCGGCGGCGGCCAGCGCTTCATCCAACCCCAGCCGCTCGTCATCCACCAGATCGGCCAAGTCAGGGGCTATCGCGCCCAGCCGCGCCCGCTTCTCCGTAGCCGTCTCCGACGCCCGCTGCTCGGCTTGCACCTGGTTCAGCGCCACATCCAGCGACACCCGGTCGGCGATCACGTCCTCGGCCAAGGCGCGCGAGTGGCTGAGAACAGTCCGGGCCTGCTGAAGCCGGCGGTAGCTAAAAGACGAAGTTTCTGCGCCTTTTCTCGCGCCGTCCTGCGCACCCCGCCCGCGCCGCGTCTCCGGGTAGATCATCGCCAGCGCCATCGCCTGCTGGCCTTTCTTCAGGTTCCGGCGGGCGAGGTTCGCCGAGACGACGAGCGCCGCGATGTCGCCCGTGAACACCTCCGTGCGGGGTTCGACGCCCGCGATCTCGCACGCCCTGGCTCGGTTGCGCCCGTCGACGATGCGGTCCTCCTCGTCCACCAGAATCGGATGCAGCTGGCCGTGGTCGCGGATATCCGCCGCCAAGTCGGCAAGGTCATCGTCCGCCATCATCGGGAACAGATCGGCGAGTGGATGGTGATGGGTCATGCCGCGACCTCCAGGCCAGCCCGCGCCAGGCCTGCAGCGCCGATGAGGCAGGCCTCGGCGCGGTCGATGTCCGTCTTGCGGGCGAACCGCTGCGCGTGCTTGGGCCAGCGGGCGATGGCCCGGCTCCGGGCCACGTCCTTGTTCTCCTTGCCAGGCGGCACTCCGGCGAACCGCTTCCAGACGGGCGGCGTGATCCAGACGATGGGAAGGTCGAAGGCGCCGGCAATACCCTCGATGACTCCACGAGCGCGCCCGAAGGCGAAGGCGGCGACCTTGGCGTCCGTGGGTCTAGCGGCCACGAACTCGCAGAAGATCCGGTCGGCGTTCGACTCGGCGATGATGTTCGAGAGCAGGGCGGCGTTGGTGGCGCGGCGACCATTCGCCTCAGGCAACGAAGGCATGTCGACGACGTTAAGCAACTCACCAGAGATAGTGAGTATCGCAATGGCTCCATTAGCACCGATGTCAATTCCAAGAACCACCGCAACCATTGTTTGCATTCCTTCAGAAGAAGCGCGGCTTGACAAGCCACGCTTGACAAGGAAAGTAAGGCGCTATCGGCCTGTTGCGTCGGTCGTCTCGGGGGGCGGCGCGTCGTACAGGTCGGGTCGGAGGCGCCACGCAGGAATGCCCGTGATGTCTGAAAGCTGGCGAACCCATTCGGCAGGGACCGCCCGCCAGCCAGAGATCGCTTGCTTGGAGATGCCAAGCTCGCGACCGATCTCCGCGAATCGTCCGTACTGCGAGTACCGGAAGGCCTCGACCGCTCGCTCCGCCGCTTCAGTAGGGATGCCGATGCGCTTTGCCATGGCGATCTTTGCCTTTGGTGCTTCCACCCGTGGGCACTCTTGTCCCACTTACTTTTTGCGTCAAGTGGAGCCTGTCCAATGAGCGACAGTGTCGGTCAGCGCATCCTCGCGGCGCGAAAGGACTACAACCTCAACCAAGCCCAGCTGGCCGCCAATCTGGGCATCACGCGCGCGGCGATCAGCCAGTATGAACAGGACAAGATCCGGCCCCGCGCCAAGGTCCTCGACCTGCTGGCCGACCTGTTCAATTCCGACCCGGAGTGGTTCGAATATGGCCGGGGCAAGTCGCCCAGCGTGCTGGACAAACCGCTGAAGCTACGTGAGATCAACGTGGAGCGCCTGACGCCGCAGATCGCCGATCCCTGCGACCTCGCCAACGGTCGCCACTGGTTTCTGCCCATGGGGATGTTCGCCAAGCTGCCGTTGGCCGTCCACGATCACATGGTGGTGATCGTCGCGCCCAACGACGCCGGGCCGATTCAGCGGGGCGATAAGGTGGTGATCAACACCCGGCGCCACAAGGGCAAGGGCGTAGCATTGGTCGCCTACGACGCGGAATTGGCGCGTCTGCAAGAGACCCCTCTGAGAGGCGACGCCCGCATCGTCGGCTACGCTGTGGGTCTTTATCGCGCCCTCTGAATCGTCCGGGATCGAACGGATGGCGCGCGGGGGTCGTCAATTAGCACTTGACCCTCGCCGCGACCGGGACTTACGCTCGGCGTCAAGTTGAAGATCAGAGGGGAGATGGTTGTTGCCATGCTCGACCCGGATGCAGAAGCCTCGTCGCTTATCACCAACATTCAGCTGCGCACCGACGACCGCGTGCGGCGGGCGTTCGAGGTAATCGACGAACTGGGGGGCGAGACCGCCCGCGACCAGTTCCTGAGCCACACCCTGTGCACCCTGATCGCCGTCGCCGCGAAGGCGCGCGGGCCGCAGGGCGCCCTCGCGTTGATGGTGGAGGGCTTCGAGACAGCCGAGGGTTTGAGCGGGGGACCATGAGATGGAACCGCTCGGCAACGCCGGCACGCCAGAGGAGCGCCGCACCGGCATAGGCGGATCCGAGGCCGCCGCCGCGCTGGGCCTGTCGCCCTGGCAGACCCCGTACGAACTCTGGGAACTCAAGACCGGCCGCGCGCCGCCTGTCGAGCAGAACGAACCCATGCTCTGGGGCCAGCTGCTGGAGGACATCGTCCGCCGCGAGTATGCCCGCCGCACCGGCCTGGAGGCGAGGCCGGTCAAGGACATGATCCGCCACCCGCAGCACCCGTGGATGTTTGTCCACCTCGACGGCCAGGTGATCGGGGCGGGCCACCGCGTGATCCTCGAAGTGAAGACCGCGCGCACGGGCCAGGGCTGGGGCGAGGAAGAGACCGACGAGATCCCGCTCAACTACCTGACCCAATGTCACCACGCCCTGTCGGTCACGCAGTCGGAGATCTGCGACGTCGCCGTGCTGATCGGCGGCCAGGACTTCCGGCTCTATCAGGTCCGCCACGACCCGGAGATCGAGGCGCAGCTGGTCGAGGGCGAGGCGGCGTTCTGGGCGTTCGTCACCAGTGACCAGCCGCCGCCGCCGATGACCATGCAGGATGCGGTGCGCCGCTGGGGTCGCTACGACGCCCAGGGCGAGGTTATGGCCGGCGTGCCCGAGATCACCGCCGTCGAAGTGCTGCGTCGGCTGCACCGGCAGCAGAAGGAACTCGCGGCGACCGAGGAGCAGATGAAGAAGCTGCTGATGGAGGCGATGGGCGACGACGGCCTGCGCCTCGTGGACGGCAGCGGCGACGTGCTGGTGACGTGGGCATTGGACAATGGCCGCAAGGCCTACAGCGTAGCGGCGCGCGAACCGGCCCGCCGCTTTCTCGTGAAGCAACCGGAGGACGCCGATGTCCGATGAATACCAAGCGGTCGTCGCCAACCCGTTCGGGCCCCCTGCCACCGAGGTCGCCGCCCGCGAGGCCGCCATCGAGGTCGCCGCCCAGCGTGAACTCGCCGAGGTGCAGGGCGCTATTGTAATGGCCCGCCGCTATCCGCGCGACCAGATCCGGGCGATGGACCGGATCCTGTCGGCCTGCACCCGCCGGTCGCTGGCCGAGAGCGCGCTCTACAGCTACTCGCGCGGCGGCACGGAGATCACCGGCCCGTCGATCCGGCTCGCCGAGGTGCTGGCCCAGAACTGGGGAAATATGTCCTTCGGGCAGCGCGAGGTCGAGCAGCGCGCCTATGCGGGCAAGGCCGGCGAAAGCACGATGCACACCTTCTGCTGGGATCTGGAGACCAACGTGCGCGACGAGCGCGTCTTTCAGGTCAAGCACGAGCGCCACTCGCGCGAGCGGGTCACCAAGTTGACTGACGGGCGCGACATCTACGAGGCGACGGCCAACCAGGCCGCGCGGCGCCTGCGCGCCTGCATCCTGGCGGTGATCCCCGGCGACGTCGTCGAGGCCGCCGTGCAGCAGTGCGAGGCGACGCTGCTGGCGAAGGCCGACACCTCGCCGGATGCGGTCGAGAAACTGCTCAAGGCCTTCCAGCAGTTCGGCGTCTCGCGGGAGATGGTCGAGGCCCGCATCCAGCGCCACATTGATAGCATTCGCCCGGCCCAGATCGTGCAGTTGAGAAAGGTGTGGGCGTCGCTGAACGACGGCATGTCCGTGGTCAATGACTGGTTCCCGGCCAAGCCGGCGGAGTCCGCCGAGGGCCAGCCTGCGGTGGAAGCGAAGGGCAGCGAGGGTCTGAAGCAGCGGCTGCGCGGCTCCAGCAAGAAAGATCCGCCGCCGGGCCTCGGCCCTGTGGAAGACGACGTCCTTTCCTCCCCCACGGAGGAGCGTGAGCCGGGCGAGGAAGGCTGATGCGTCCGGTTCGCGTCGTCGCCGTCGAGGCGATCGAAGCCGCCAGCAAGGGGGAGCGCCCTCCCGGCCTGCTGGCCCGACTTTGGGCGGCACTACGCGGGTGGCTGCAATGACGCAGGCGATAGAGCGCATCGCCGAGGCCCTGGAACGCATCGCGGACACGCTGGGGGCGGCGCGGGGTGGCCACATCGCCTTGCGCGCCTTGCGCCCTCCAGCGCCGGATGCGGCGTTCCTGACAGAGCGGGACCGCAAGTGGGTCAGGGAGCACATGGGTGAAGAGGGGCGCCTGACGCCCGCTCTCATGCGAGCGATGACAGACATGCCAGACGGTGAGCCGGCGCAGTACCGCGACCTCTACGATGTCTATCAGCAAGGGCGCAGCGTATTCGTGCGACAACCGTGGATAGGCCACAAGAGCGCGCGAGCGATGCGCGAACTATTCTACGACTGGGGCGTCGATGGCGAAGGATGGTGGCACCGATGAGCAGCCTGAACGCGAGCCTCCGCGATATTTCCCGGCCGGCCAGCATCGTCCAGCTGCCGATCGACGACCGGGGATTTCCGGTGCCCTGGTTTGTGGACTACCGGAACGGCAAGCCTGACCACCGTGTGGCCGACGCCCGCAAGCTGGTGCGCGCCGTCAAGGAGAAGCGCTGCTGGATCTGCGGCGTCAAGCTGGGGCGGATGAGCGCGTCTGTCATCGGCCCGATGTGCTGCGTCAACCGGATCACCAGCGAGCCGCCGGCCCACCCGCTGTGCGCGCACTACGCCATCGCAGCCTGCCCGTTCCTGTCGAAGCCCAGGGCCCGGCGCAACGAGAAGGATCTGCCTGAGGATCGCCGCGACGCGGCTGGTCTCCCGATCGATCGCAACCCAGGCGTCCTGGTGATCTGGGAGAGCCTGCATCCCTCGAAGCCGTTCCACCCGCAGTACGGCAATTCGGGCGTGCTCTTCAATCTGGGCGCGCCGCATCGCGTGACATGGTGGCGCGAAGGACGCCCCGCGACGCGGGAGGAGGTGGAGGAGGCGCTTGCTACGGGTCTGCCAGCCCTAGCCGCGATCGCCGTGGCGGAGGGCCAAGAGGCGATCGACACCCTGGCGGAGGCCACGAAGAAGGTGGAGGCGCTGTTCCCGGCGGAGACGGCATGAGCATCCTGATGCGCGTCGCCATGGCCACACGGCCTGAGCACGAGGCCGTCGTGGATCAATGGCTGAAAGCGTTCGATGCCGAAGCGTTCGATGGCGGTGGCGATGCTGAATTCACCGATGATCCGAAGGAGGCGCTCCGCTTCAAGGATCTGGCTGACGCCATGGCGACTTGGAAGACGCAGAGCCGCCGTCGACCGCTCCGCGCAGATGGCCGACCGAACCGGCCGCTGACCGAGTTTTCGGTCACCTTCGACACCGTCGACGACGAGTCGACGCCATGACCGTCTCGCTCCCCGACCAGATCAAGTGCGCCAGGCGCGAGTTGGCGATGCGCCGGAACGTCTACCCGAAGTGGGTGGCTGGCGGACGCATGAAACCCGACGCGGCCGATCGGGAGTTGGCCGGCATGGAGGCGATCGTGGCGAGCCTTGAGGAGGAGCAGCTGGTGGCCCAGCCGTCCGCGACGCACGTCTTCCTCGAAGACGGGGGCTTCGTCGAGCGCATCGACAAGCTGTCGCTGGAGCAGGCGCGGCAAGTGATCGTCCGGCTCTGCGGCGAGTTGCAGGTCGAACGCCAGAAAGGGACGCGAAATGTACGACCCAGCCTGTGAAGAACTCGCCGAGGTGTTCATCGATGACCCCCCGGAGCGCTCCCGGTTGCTCAAAGTGGGCTACACCGAGGCTGAACTCATCGGTCTTCAGCGCCGCCTGGCCCAAACCATCCAAGAGGCGGTCGAAGGTTGGTTCGCGCAGCTGGAGGGTGAACTCGAAGAGCGGGCCAGCCGACGTTCGAAGGGGAAACAGAAATGCATGCCAGGTGAGGCGGCAGGGTGAGCGCCCCGCAACGCTACCCACTCGCCTGGCCAATCGGTCGCCCACGCACGCCGGTTGGCAAGCGTCGCGGCGGCAATTTCAAGCGATCGGAAGACACCGGCAAGGGCTGGCGCCAGGCGCGCGAACTGACGATCGCCATGGCCGTCGAACGCCTTGAGGCAGAGGTCGACCGGTTGGGAGGGCGCTACGCAGTGCTCTCCACCAATGTCGAAACCCGGATCGATGGACGTCCACGGAGCGATCGTAGCGCGCCGTCCGACCCTGGCGTCGCCCTCTATTTCACGATGGGCGGCGAGCCCTACACCATGGCGTGCGACACCTATTCATCCGTCGCCCAGAACATCGCTGCTCTGGCCGCGCACATCGCCGCGACCAGGGCGATCACCCGCTACGGCGTCGCCACCGCAGCTGAGACGCTGCAGGCGTTCGCCGCCCTGCCGCCGCCGACGAGCGGCCCGGCGCCGACCGGCGAGGCCCGCTGGTGGCGGGTGCTCAACATCACCCCCGCCGACCATCCGCCCGATCTCGGCCCAGCCGACGTCGCCCGGCTGGTGATCAACGGCTGCTATCGCAAAGAGGCCAAGGCGGTCCTGGCCAACGGCCTGGGCGATACCGCCCTAGCGCGGCTCAACATCGCCCGCGACGAGGGCCTCGCCACGCTCGCCCAGGAGGAGATCGCATGAAAGAAGCGTGGCGGAACCGGGTCGCCCGCTTGGGCGCGGCGCTGCTGACGTGGGCGCTGACCGACCGCGCCAAGCATGACGTATCGTTCCTCAGCGACACGGACGAGCCGTTCACGACGACGCAGATGGCCTACTTCAAAAAGCATCTGCAGCTAGAGTTGGACGGCCTCTACAGCATGGCCGCCACCCAGGCGATCGTGCAGTACTCAGAGGCTGAACTCCTCGATGAGCGGCTCAGCCGCCGGTTTGATCCCGGCATGGCCCTCAACGAGGCCTACCAGCGCGCCGTCGAGGCCAAGACGGAACTGCGCGACCAGTACACGCCCAAGCAGGAGGCGGCGCTGCAGGTCCAGGCCGAGACCCTGCGGCGCATCCTGAGGAAGACATGACATGACCAAGGAGACCATCATGATGGACCCGGAGGCCCTGCGGGGCGGCACAGGCCTGACCACGGCGAGCCCTGGCGACACCCGCACGCCGCTGCGCCAGCTGCTGGAGCGCATGTTTTCCGAGAACCCGAGCCCTGAGCAGATCGCGAAGATCGACGAGACCGAGGCCGAGTATGAAGCGGTCCTGGCGCGGTTGCCCAGACGCTCTGTCCTGCAGACGGAACCCCAGGCGGCGCGCCCCACCCGGCCGGAGATGGAAGCCGTGTTCCTGGCCGCCAAGCGGGCCGTGGAGAAGCTGAGCGAGGCTGAACTGCGCGCCGTGGTCGAACTGGGCATGGACCGCATCTACTGGCCGGGCCTGCTGGCGTACCACGAGGCGGTCACCGCCAGTAAGACGTGGATCGATCCGCAGGTGCAGAACCATCGCGACGGGGCCTGGGCCGAATTCCACCGCTCAGCCGAGCATCGCAAAGTGGTGTTCACCCACACATGGGACTTCGCCACCAACAACTGCAGCGTCTGCGGCGCCAGCCGCGCGCAGGTGGACGACAACCTGATCGGCGCGTGCCCAGGGATCATGACCGACGCCGCCACTAGGCCGGGCTCAGGCACGTGATGATGATGGATCAGGAACGCGTGAAAGCGCTCGCCACCGAGATCCTGGGCGACATCCGCGACCATTATCTGCGCGGGCCGGCTGGGCGAGATCGGGTCTACGAGGCGTTGAACGCGCTGGCCTTCACGGCCGCCACCATCCTGCACGGCGTGGACAGCCCGGCGGGCGCCGAGGAATGCACCCAGTTTTTCGAGAAGGCCCTGTCGGTGTCGCTCCAGAACTACTCGAACGGAGAGACCGAATGAGCGACGCACCCGCCCCGCCCAAGTCTGATCAGTGGTTCTGGGACCTGCCCGTGGGCTGCGAGGGCCTGGAGATCAGGGAGAAGGATCGCGCGGTGTTCATCGATGAGACCGGCGCGGGCTGGGTCCAGCAGTACAATGCCGATGGCACAGCCTACCGGACGAGGATCGAGTGATGACCCGGCGCAAGGGAAAGCCGATGCGGTGGGACGATGAGGCGGCGACGCCGACGCCCGAGGAGCGGACGTATGTGGGCTCGCTCGACGCGCAGGCGGCGTTTCGGGTCATGGTGGGGGCGGCGCATCGGGTCGCGATGCTGGAGGGCCCTGCGGTGGCGCTGGAGGCGTTGGAGCGGCTGACGGCCATCGTGAGGATGGCGAGGGCGATGACGGAGCGTCGCGGGCCATGAGGATCGCCCACCATGGCCCGCATGGCGTCACGGTGGTCGAGGCCTACGGCCCTGAGTACGGGCACATCGGCGACCTCTTCGAAGAGCTTTACGAAACCCTGAAACGTAAGGAGACGGCGATGCTGCACTGGCCCTGGTTCCGACATAAGCCGACCGGCGAGGTGAAACAGTTCGAGCACGCGCCCGACCACCCGGACTGGGAGCCGCACCTGGACCCCAAACTGTTCGGCTCGTACCCGTTGTCGCACGCCATGCGCCCCCTGGAGGGCGGCGGCCTTGATATCCGCAGGTCCGGCGAACCACGGGAGGAGGATGACGACGCCACCTCCGCGCTCGGCGCGACGCTCGCGGCCGAGGAGATCGTCTCGGCGGTCGAGAGCCCCAGCGAACCGGACCCCGCGCCCGACTTCAGCGGCGGCGGCGGAGACGGCGGCGGCGGCGGGGCGAGCGCCGACTGGTCGGACAGCGGCTCCTCCAGTGCCGACACTTAAGGTCACCACGCGCCTCGCCCCGGACGCCTGCGCCTACTGCGGGCACCCCCTCGATGCGGCCACGGCCATGGACGACGGCCCCACCAAGCCCAAGCCTGGCGACATCACGATGTGCATCAAGTGCGGCTTCCTGCTGGTGTTCGACGACGCCATGAAGATGGCCAAGCCGGACCAAGCCCTGCTGGCCGAGGCCCTGGAGCATCCGGACGTGAAGCTGATGCTGAGGGCCTGGCGCGACGTCTACGGGGGCCGCAATGAGTGACGCCGTCCCCGACGCCCTGTCGATCTGGGTGGTCTGCGAAAACCCCAGCGACGCGCCCGGCCTGTTCACCGTGCGCCGGCACGTCGCCTACGGCCCGCAGGCAGGCCCGACCGACGAGGGGTTCGCGTGCGCGGCGCTCGAACCGATCCGCGAGGAAATGCGCCGCCGCGGGCTGGTGCGCATGGACCGCTATCCGAACGACCTCCCGGTGATCGTGGAGACGTGGATATGATCGACGAGCCCTTCGACAACCCTCACCACGGGCACGGCGCCATGCCGCGCGAGGTGGTCCTGTACCCGCACGAGTGGGGTGGAACGGCTTGGAACGGCCCGGCGATGACAGCGACGGCCTACCTCGGACCGACGCACCCGGACGACAAGGAAGGCGTCCGCTACGTCCCGGCCGAGGCCGGCGAGGCGCTGGCCGAGGCCGTCAGGAAGGTGATCCTCGAAGCCCGCGCGACGACGGACGCGACGGAGAACGTCAGGAAGCTGTGGTGGATCAACAAGGTGCTGTGCGCCGCCGCCGCCGACTACCGCGACGCATCAAGGGAGTCGGTGCGATGACGCTCTCGGTCGAATGGCAAGACTTCGGCCGCGAGCCGCAGGAGAAGCCGAACCCGAACTACCCCGAGGGGATCGACATCGACGCCACGATGGGCGCGGAGCGGGCCTGCAGCGTGGCCCTGCCCTACCCGGCCAAGCGGTGCGGCGTCTTCATCGTGGTCTGCGACGTGTGCGGCCTGTCGATGGCGATCACCACGGCCGGGCGACCGGACGATCCGCGCAGCGTCAAGATGGCGTGCAGGCCGGTGTCCTGATGGCCGAGATCAGTCACCAGGGCCGCAAGACGGTCGTCACGCTGGGCCTCGCCGACCTCTTCGCGGAGCGCGCAATCCCCCGCGATCAGGTGCCTGAGCCGCCCCCACACGCCGCCTGGGAGCGGGTGGTCGACGGCCATCTGGAGCGCTGGCGGTTCGACAAGCAGGGGCAGCTGATCCGCTACGTCCGCTACCGCAAGACCAGCGACGGCGAGGGCGTGGAAGCGGTGTGGGAGGCGCACCCGTGACGCAGGCGAAGGGAGAGTAGAGATGCACGCCACACTGAGAGTGAAGCTGAAGACCCTGGTGGCCGAGAGCAGGATCATCCGCCACGAGGAACAGCGCGCCCGGAAGACCTGGCGCAGGCTCGCCGAGAAGCAGATCGCCCTGGACGCGCGGGCGGCGCTGCACGCCGAGTATGACAGCATGCATCACCACCGCACGGCGATCCTGCGGCGAGACGCGCGGGCCACGCAGCTGGCCTACGCCTTCCTGCGGGACGTTTCCTACCTGACGGTCGAGCAGCCGCCCGAGGCCCGCAAGCCGTCGCCGGGGCCGGAGGACGCGCCCAGGCGTGCGCTGCGTCCGACCCGCAAGGTGCCGGTGGCGGACGTCGCCACCATCGCCTACCGCTTCACAGATAGGCTCACCCCGCTGCCGGCCGTGACCGAGGAGGTGAAGGCGTGGCTGGCGGCGAAGGTCCCTGAGGCGTGGCCGCCCCCGCTCACGCCGCCCTGATCGTCAACGATGCACCCCTCGCATAGGTCAAAAGCTGAACATTTGGCGGCGGCGTTTTTGTACCTTCATGGATGGACAGTGCGCGAGATCAGCGAAGCGCAGGGTGTTAATGAGGCGGCCGTTCTTAAAAGCCTGCGAAGACTTGGGGTCGCAAGACGATCTCCGAATGTGAGACGCGTCGAAGCGACCCCGGCTTGGAAACCCTACAGGGCGATGGCGTCGAGCGCCTTGCGCGCCGCGTCTTGGCGATACTGCCCGTAGTGCTTTTCGATCATCTCGACGCTGGTTCCCGAGATCTGTGCGATGGTCAGGATCGGGATGCCCGCGTTGACGAGGTCGGTGATGACGCTGTGGCGCAGCGTGTAGGCGACGGTCCTGCGATCAAGTCCAGCGGCGGCGGCGGCGGCCTTGATCGGTGTCTTCCAAGTGGCGCGCGTCCACTTTTCGCGGTTGTCCCGCATGAACAGCAGCGTCGATGGCGTTTTGTCGCGGCTCTGTGCGGTCAGCAGCGCAGCGGCGGCGGTCCCGACGTGGATGAAGCGCTCAGGGTGGCCCTTGTCCTCGCGTACCGTGAGACTGCCCGTCTTGCGGTCGAAGTCACCCACGGTGAGATTGGCGATAGCCCCAACACGCACCGGGAGCAGGCAGAGGGCGCGCACGAACGGTTCAGCCTCAGTGCTGATGTTGTCGAGCAGGGCTTGGCGCTCTTGGCGCTCCAGATAGAGCGTCCTGCGCCGCACCGCGATGGCGCGGGAGATCGGCTTGAGTTCTTCCTGCCACTTTCCCGGCGCCAGCGCCTTGCGCAGCGCGGCCCGCAACGGCGAGATCTCGCGGTTGACGGAGGCTGGCGCGCGCTCGCGCGTGGTACCCTTCACAGGCCGCGTCGTGACGCCCTTGCGCCACTCAGCAAGGTCTTGGGGGCGCAGTTTCGCCAGCGGGATCGCGCCGATGGGGTCGTTATAGACGCTGAGCCGGAAGTACTGCTCTGCGGCGGGGTGGTCCTGCTGGTAGCTGCGGGCCGCATCCGCCACGGTGACGAGCGCTTTCTGCAACCGCCCGCCCGACTCCTCGAATGCCATGAACGCCTCAGCCGCAGCCTTGGCCTTGGCGAAGCGCTCGTTCGGGGGGAACTGGCCGAATGAGCCAAGCACCTGCTCCCGCGTCTTGCTGTTGACATAGGCCTGGGCGGACCAAGAGCCCGCGCTGCCATCTGTCGAGGGGCGGTAGCCGACGAAGCAGCCGGGCCGCAGCCGCTGCCAGTGGGGGTGCCGGTTGGGTTTGGGGCGCAGCGCGTCGCGCGCTTTGACGGTGCTGAGATCGATCTTGGCCTTGGCCATCTTTCATGCTCACTTGGTGCGCTGGAAATGCGCTGGAAACAGGGGGACATCCCCTGACCGCCAAGGACCACACCGACGTTGTTTTTACAAGAGAAAACAGGAGGAAAACATGGTCACATGCGGTCCAAAACCCCCGTTCCCTTCACTCTGGGGGAGGGGAAATGACCTCAAACATTGAATAATTTCAACTCCTTGGCAGGCTCTGCGCTGGAAATGCGCTGGAAACCGCGCTGGTCAATTTTTTTCTGTCCGCCATGCTACCGCTATGGCCGGACGGGCGACAGGGTCCAATTTCACTTGACATGAATAGATAGTTTGGGACCGAATGTGGGGGCGCCATGGAAGGCTCGAGACCATGCCTGACCAAACCCTCGCTGAACGCATCGCCGCCCTGATCGAGGCTGAGAAACCCCCGCCGCCCCCGGAGCCAGACCCACGACGAGAGCCTGACCCGCGCCCGCTGGCCTACACGTTCAAGGAAGCCGCGAAGGTGACGGGTCTGGGCGTCAGTACGATCGCCCGCGAGGTCCGCGCCGGCCGGCTGCACAAGATCCGCGTCAGATCGCGGGTGCTGATCATGGACGAGGAACTCCAGCGCTACCTGAGGCAGAGCGCCGCCGAATGATCAGCTGTAGGCGAACGCCGCCGCGCCGGCCTGCCCAGCCGCGCCAGGAGCGCCCCCCGCGCCGCTTGAGATGATCCCGATGACGGGCGCCCCGCCTGCGGTGGGAGAGCCCTGGTTGCCTGAGACGACGATGCCGCCGCCGGCCGAGGCGACGCCGCCTGCGCCGCCGCTGCCATTGGCGTCACCACCGCCGCCGCCTGCGATCAGGTTGAGGCCGGCGCCGACCACGCTTGAGGCCGCCCCGGTCTGGCCCGGCGCGCCGCCGGCCATGACCACGACGGTGAAGGACAGCCCCACACTGCCCACCGGGATGGTCTGCTCGCACCAGCCGCCGGATCCGCCGCCGCCGACACCGCCGCCGCCGCCAGGGCCGCCGACCTGCAGCGTCAGGCTCGTCGCGCCCGATGGCGCGGTCTCGGTGTAGATCCCAGGCGTCTGGTAGAGGTGCGTGACGGGCGCGAAGCCGGGGCCGGGGCCGACGGCGGCGCTGAACGCCTCGCGCGCCGCAAACGTCACGCAAACCCCCTCAGGAGCGCGGCCAGCCACGCGCTCAGGCCGCCGATGTAGGTCGCGACCAGCAGATCAAGGGCGTTCGGGGCCGTCGACAGCACCCCTGGCGTTCCGTTCACCCACTTGAAGCTGCTGGGCCAGAGCGCCGTGCGGTTGCCGGTCGCGTCCTGCTGCAGGAGGATGTTGACCGACTGACCGTCGGCCATGTTCGACAGCACGGGGGGCGAACTCATGTTGGTGGTGAGCGTGACGCGGAAGACGTTCGAGCGGCTGCAGTCGATCGGCATGGCGGCGGTCTGGAAGGCGAGCACCTGGGTGAGGGTGGCGGCGCTGGCCTGCACGTCCAATGGCGTCGTGACGGCCCCAGACAGGGCCACAGGGCCGCTGACGCTGAGCGGGCCTCCGACGGTCAGGCCGCTGGTCGCCGGGGCGTAGACGAGGCCTGGAGCGCCTGCGAGCGCCCCGCCCGCGTTGACCTGCACTTGGTTCGCCGCACCGCCAGCGCCCGTGGCGATCGTGTTGCCGAGCCGGGCGCCGTTGGCGTTGATCACGACAGCCGCCGCAGCCCCCTGCGGCACGGCGATGACGGCGCCGCCGCTGGCCGAGGCGAATGAGACGCTGAACGCGCCCGTGGTGGTGTTGTTGACGAAGAAGAAACGTCCGACGCCCGCCGGCAGCTGGTAGGTGACATTGCCCGTGGGCGCGCCCGTGACCACCAGGCTCGCGCAGCTGTACTGGGCCAGCGTCAGCGTCTGCACGCCGGTCAGGCCGGTCGCGTTCAGCGTGGCGACGCTGCCGAGGGCGCTGTCGATCACCGTGGAGTTGGCGTTGATTACTGTGTCCCACGTTCCGTTCAGGGTGTTGTTGGCCGGTTCTTGGAGCGCGAGATTCTGGGTGGTCATGTCGGTCGTCAGCCTCCCCGCGTAAAGTGGCACTTGACAAATATGTCAAGTCTCGGTCGGATCGATAGCCCAGCAGCCCTTCTCTGAGGCGGTCGATGGCGAGACGACCTCGTAAGGTATCGCTTGAAGAGGCGCTCGCATTTCACTCCGAGCCCCGCGTTCCCGGCCGCTGTCAATTGTGGTTGGGCGGCACAACCCGGGGTTACGGGCGAGTGTGGTGGCGGGGCCAGGAAATGCTGGCTCACCGCGCGACATGGGAGTGCGAGCGTGGGCCGATTCCGGCTGGACTGCAAGTGCTGCACTCTTGCGACAACCCGCCATGCCGCAACATCGACCATCTTTTCCTGGGGACGAACGCAGACAACATGGCCGACAAGGTCGCCAAGGGACGGCAACTCAGCGGCGAGAATCACGGGAAAGCGAAGCTGACTGAGGTCGAAGTCCTCGAAATTCGAGCGATCCCGCTCGATGTGCCACACCGTGTGATGGGCGCGATGTACGGAGTCAGCCGGGAGACGATTAGCCAGATTCGACGACGGTTCCGTTGGGCGCACGTCTAGACGGAAACCCATCAAAAACCTCGCTGAGCCACTTGGAGCGCGCGAGCCACCGTATCGTCCGAGAGTCCAAGCAATGGCTTGGTGGACGCCTGGGCGACCTTCTGGGCCCGTTCCGCGCGTCGCATCAGCTGCTCCGTCATATCGACGACCTGGCCGCCTGCGGCGCGGGCCGCGACCTGCTCTTCCGGGCGGCGGTACTTCCCATGGAAGAACAGTTGCGAGCCGATCGGCTGCCCGCTGCCGTCATCCCAGCCCGGCTTCGGGCGGTTCTTTTGCGCCTGTAGCTTCGGCGCGTAGTAGCTGTCGGCGCCCCCGGTGGGATCGACTTTGCCGGCGAGGACGGGGGCGATGGCCGCCAGGATCCGCGCGTACTGCGGCGTGCTAGGGGTCAGGGCCGTGTAGTTCCGGTTGCCGTAGGCCTCGAACTGTCGGGGTTCGGCGGCGACATCCGTCAACGCCTGGCCGCTCTGCAAGGCGCGGTTGCGCATCACCGCCGCGACGGCCTGCCACCCTTGCGGCGTCTGGTCGCCCTCGGCGGCGGCCATGCGTACGACGGCGTCGATATCGGTCGGCGTCGCGGGCGGCGCCTTGCCCATGTCGGCGCCCTTGGCGACGTCCGCGACGGGTGGCGCGGCGGCGGTGATGGCTTGGTCGTTCTGCTGGGCTTCCTGCTGCCGCTCCTGAGGGGACTGCGGCGTCGCGCCGTAGCCCAGATTGGCCATCGTGGCGACCGTACGCGGGTTGACGAAGGACGCGCGCGCGCGCTTCGCCCCCTTGAACGCCTTGGCGGCGGTTCGCGCCGCGATCATCGGATCGACGACATGGCTGACGAACTGCTCGCCAGCGAACGCGCCGGGTGGCCCGAAATGCGATCCGAGGATAGCCCCGGCCGCGTGGCGGCTGCCCGCATAGACGAGGCTCTTCAGGAAACTTTTGCCGCGCGTGCTGCGTGCCGGCGCCTGCTGCGCCAGTCGATCCGTCGCGGCGATGTTGCTGAGATGCGCGTGCTCTTCGGGGGTGAAGACCTTGCCGCTCAGGCTCGTCGGCGACGTCAGGAAGTTCTGCATCTGCGCCGGCTTGGCGGCGAGCGTGGTCTGGTCGCCGACGGTGTTCGTCCGGGTGGCGCTCTGGCGGACGAAATTGTCGAGGGTCTTCGCGCCCTCTGAGCCGGGGCCACCCATGATCTTCTGGAGGTGGTTGTAGAGAAGCGGAGCCGTGCCGGGCGTCGACAGGTTCGAGTTGATCAGGCCCTTGCCCAGGTTCGCGGTGACCGCCTCCTGCGTTCCCGCGACCGATGGCGTCAGCCGCCCGGTGGGATCTGTGACCTGGCCGCGCCTCAGCAGTCCGACCGCCGTGGAGGCGGGGCCCTCGTTGAAGGTCTCGTGGTAGTTGCGCATGCCGTCGATGGCGTTGCGCATGCTGGCGGCGACCGCAGCGCCGTCGCCCCCGCTGTAGGCGCCCGCGTTGGCCATGTTGGTGATGTGGGTGTCGAGCGCGTCCTGCAGCGTGCGCAGACCCTTCACGTCGGAGCCGCTCGCGCCCCTGTAGGCCGCGCCGATCTCCTGGCGCACGTTCATCAGGTTGTTCGGGGTCAGGGCGTTGTTCGCCGCCAGGTCATCGACCTGGGCGTGCATCGCCTTCATCGCGTCCAGCGTCTTGCCGTAGGTCCCCGGCAACGTGCTGAGCGCGCCCGGCCCGTTGATCGGCGGCAGTCCAGTTTTCTTGAACGCATCATCGACGGCGGCGTGCAGCATCGGCGCGAAACCGGGCGCGAACTGGCCCGTGTTTTGCCTGACCGTGTCGTAGCCGTCGATCGCGCCGTTGTGGGCGGCGATCTGCTGCTTCTCAAGGGCGGCACCGAGCGCGGCGGGATCTGGCGCATCGGCGCCCGTGAGGGCGGTGGCCGCGTCGGCTGCGTGGCCGCGCCACGTCGCGCGCGAGTTCGCCACCTGGGTGGCGGCCTCAGGCGGGGCGGCCTCGCCTGTGAGCATCTCGGTCGGGATCGGCTCCGTAGGATGGACGGCCCGTAGCGCGTCTTCGGCGGTCGTCGCCGCGCCGGCCGCGCCCGTCGCAGCGCGAGCGCCGCCGGTCACGCCGCGCACCACGGCGCCTGGCGCGCGAGCGGCGAGGTTCGCAGCTTTCAGCGGATAGCTGAGCGGGTTGGTGACCCCCTCGACCCCTCTGGCCGCGCGCGCGATGGCGTCGGCGCCGGCCGCCGTGGCGTCGCCAACGATCCCCGGCGCCCTGGCCGCGAGTTCAGCTGGAGCGCCAACGAGGCTGGCCGCAGTGGCGACATCCATCAGATCCTCAGCGGGGGTGTAGGCGAGCGAGCGGCGCAGGCCTTCGCCGTTCTGACCCCACCACTGCTGCTTCTTGGCGGCGATCACGGCGTCCAGCAGCGCCTGATCCTGCTTCTTCTGAGCCGCTGAGCCGCCATAGATGCCCGCTTTCGAGAGCGCGCCGACCGCGAGATCGTTTACGGCGCCGACATCGTGGCCCCAGTTCGCCGGCTTGAGCGCCTCAAGCGTCTGGCCGATCACCTGGCCGGTGTTGGGCAGGATGTTCTGCGCAAAGAGGCCCGGCACCTGGCTCCAGCTGGGCGCGGGCGGGGGTTGCGCCGCAGGCGGAGCGCTGGGCGGCGTCTGTCGCGGCTGGTGAGCCTGCATGTGCAGGCGCGCTGGTCCCAGGGAGCGTGTCGGGGCTGGTTCATCCGGTGTCGATCCGGGCATCGTGCCGGAAGGGGGCAGATCATCGACGGCGGCGATCGCCGCTTGATCTTCCGGGCTGATACCGCCTGGCTTATTCGGCGTCGCCCCTTGGCTCGCCGGCAGAGTATCGGCGGCGTCGAGAGCGGCCTGATCTTCCGGGCTGACGGCCATCACATGCCCCGCCCGCTCAGATAGCTTTCCGAGAAGCCTTGGCCGTACTTGCCGTCCAGACGCTGCACGAGGCCCTGCCTGGCTTCATCGCTCGGATCACGGCCCATGATGCTTCGCCATGTGTTCCAACGCTTGTCGAGCATCAGGTGGCCGAGGTCGTTGACGTTGGTTTCGTAGGTCTGCGGCGCATGGCGCCGGACGTTTTCCTGCTGCGCGTCGCTGGCCATGAAGGAGTTGGGCACCGTCGTGCTGTTGCCGATGTCCCGGTAGGTGTTGGACGAGTCGATCACGGAACGGTCGTTGACCAGAATGCGGGCGGCGAGCGCCGCCTGCGCCGCCTTGTCCAGCTGGACGCCGGGGCGGGAGATCAGGCCGGCCTGCAAATGCTCGATGCTGGCCTTCGTCGCCGGATCAGCCATCGCGCCCATGGTCTGCAATTTGGTCAGCAACTGAGCATTGGTAACGTCGCCGGAGGCGAGTTCAGGCGCCCCGAGCATGCGGGCGATGCCGTTGATGGTGCTGACGTAGCGTTGCTTGATGGGGGCGAGCATGTCGCCGCTGACGTGACTGTCCTTGAGGGCGCTGACGGTGTCGGCCGTTTCGAGATCGTTGACGAGACTGCCGGCCGCCTGGGGTCCGGCGCTGAGCGTCCGCTGGATGGCCTGGCTGTTGTCCTGCCGTTGTTGCGGCGACATGGTCGCCTGGTTCCGGTTGTAGCGGTCGAAGGCGATGTCCGGTGTCAGAGGCGTGGCGCCGGCCCAGGTGGCGGACCCCGGTGAACCCGGACCCAGAGCGCTCGCCGCTGGCACCGCATGCCAGATGCCGCTGGGGTTGTAGGACGTCGGTTCTCCCTGGATGGTCCTCCCGCCTCCCGTTGCGGGACCCTTATCCAACGTCCACCCTGCAGGGATACCGTTGGCGGCTGCGACACGCGCCACGATGTTGGCGTCGGTGTCGCGTCCAGCGGCCTGTATCTGGCCGGTCTGGGCCTCCGTCCGCGCGATCTCGGCCCTCTCCTGCTGCTGTCCGTAGTAGGCGTTGGCGTAGCCGCCGAGGCCCTGGGAGAGCGCGAACAGCGGATGCACGGTGGGCGTGGCGCCCATCGCCGCGATGCCCGAGAACAGACGCATCAGTTGGTCGGTGTTGAACTTGCCGCTCTTCGGGTCGTAGCCGACGAGGCCCTCGGCCGCGCCCGCGAGCGCGCTGCCGATGCCGCCGTGGTGTTGCGGCGCCTGCCCGCTGGGCGTGGCTGCGCCGCCTCCGGTTGGCGCGCTGGGGGGCGCAGTGGCTGCTGCGGGCGCACCTGGCGCGCCACTGCCGGCGGCCCCAAACCCGGAGGCCCCGTAGGCGGCGTCGAGGGCGCCCACGTCCACCGGCCCCTGCCCGGCTTGAGCGTTGGCCATCGCGGCGTCGGGAGTCTGCGGCGGGGCAGTGGCGGCGGCTGGCGAAAACCCGGCGCCAGGCGTGGCGGCGGACGGTGAGGCGCCTGCAAACCCAGCAGGAGGTGCAGCGGGCGCCGCTGCCGCCTGATGCGCCGCCTGACGCGCGACGGTCGCGTGGTGCTGCGCCGCTTGGGCATGAGCGGCGGCGGCGGTGGCGGCTGTCTGCTGCGGCGGGGGTCCGAATGTCGAGACCGGCACATCCGCCGGGTTGGCGGGAGCCACGGGAGTAGGATTGGGCTGGTTGAACAGGCCACGCCCGAAGCTGGCTCCAGCATGAGCAAGACCCGTCCCGACATCGTTCAACGCCTGCTCGCCCGCTCCAACGATGACCCCCGGAATCGAGCCAGCCATCTCGCCCGCTCCCTTCGCTGGCGCAGTAGGGAGATCAGGCGCGTAGTTCGCGGTGTTGGACGCCGCCCGCGCGAAGCCGGTTGGGATGCCACTGACGAACTGACCAGCCGCGTTCCAGAACCCCCCGGCAAGATCGGGGTTATCCGGGCTGCCCCCATCTTGAAACCCCTGCCGTCCGCCCGCCGCCGCCCTGAACCCGGCGCGACCGCCGTGAGCGAGTTGAGGCGTCTCTCCCGTGACGTCCTTGAAGAGCCCGCCCTCAAAGCCACCGACGGTGTCGGCGACATCCTTCAGCCATCCGCCGACGCCGTATCCCTGGCGACCGACCCGGCCGCCGCTCCTCATGAACATCTTCGCGATGGTGGCGATGTCCTTCAGGTCGCCCATCGTGCTGCTGCTGCCATCTCCCGAACTGGGCGGCTTGGCGGGCTCCAGCGGCGTGACCTTCGACGCGGTGTCGGGGATGTGGAGGCTGGGCCCCTGCGGGTCGTAGGGATCGTCGGGCTGCGGGTTGGAGTTGAAATCGTCCGTGCCGCCGCCATCCTGGCGGCGCCGGGCGCGGGCGAAGCCGCCACGGGCATAGTCACCGAGCGGTTCGCCGCCGTCGGTCGGCGCCGGGGTGGTGCTGTCGTCGGACGGCGGCGGGGTGCTGCTGTCGGCGGCCGGCGTAGTGCCGCCGATCTGGCTCAGGCCTTGGTTGAGGTCGGTGGAGGCCTGAGCCACCGTCCCCTCGCCTTGATGGCCAGGGGTGTTGCTGTCCATGGTGTCTTCGCCCGACAGCTTGTCCTTGATCGTGTTGAAGCCCTTGCTGATCGTGGCGGCGCCCTCCCGAGCGGTCTTCACATCATCGGCGGCCTGGGCGGCCTGATGCAGCGCGCTTGTATTTGACATCTTCGGCGCCGCCGCCGGGGACAGGTGCGAGATCGGCATATTGCCCGCCGGCACGTAGCTCGAACCGCCGTGCGGCGCGCCACCGGCCTTGCCGCCGTAGAGGCCGCTTTCCGCGTAGGGTCCGTACATCCCCTCCTGCGCCTGCAGCATCCCGGCGAGGTCGAACTGGTTCACGCCAGATGGATAGGCGACGCCGCCGAAGCCCTGGTAGCCGCCAGCCTGGCGCGCGACGCGCTGCGGCTCTGCGTAGATGTCGTTGTCGTTGACCGCCCTGGCGAAGCCGCCGAGGTGTGCGGCCTCCTGGGTGGCGCGGCCATAGTCCACCGCCTTGAAGCCGGACGGGGCCTCGGCGACCGCCTCGGGGTGCCGGCGCTCGGTCTCCTGGGCGGAGAGGCCCATGCGCCAAGTCGGATCGCCCTTGTAGCGGAACCGATAGATGTTGGCGCCGTCGAAGCCCTTGCCGACTGGCGTCATGTCCTCCTTCAGGCGCTCGTCGGAGAAGATCGACTGCGGCTGTATGGCAGTTGTGGTCGAGCCCGACAGTGCTCCAGTGCCCTCGGCGATGTTGGCCAGGAACTGCGCGGTCTGGAACGGGTAGGACTGCTGCTGCAGGAACTGGTTGTAGAGGGCCGTCTTTCCGGCCTGTTCGGTCTGTTGCTGAACCTGCCCGGCGCCGAGTTCCGCCTGTCCTTGCGCCAGTCCGGCCTGCTGCTGGCCTTGCGCCAGACCGGCCAGGGTCTGCGCCTCGGTCTGCCCCATACCGAAGCCCTGCCCCGCGAGCGCGGCCTGCAGCTGCGCCTCGGTCTGCGCCTGCCCGAACCCCTGCGCGCCGAGGCCCGCCAGGCTCTGGCCGGTCTGCTGGAGCGCGGCGCGGTTGGCTTGGCCGGCGGCGAGGCCGACGCCCTGCTGCTGCTGCGCGGTCGCCAGCGCCTGGTTGTAGGCGTCCGAGGTGATGCCCGAGTAGGTCTGCCCGGCCGCCAGCTGCTGCTGGCCCGCCAGCACCGCAGCGGCGATGCCAGAGCGATCGCCGCCGAAGGCGCCGGACGAGATCGCGGTGCCCATCTGCCCGGCTTGCTGCTGCTGGTTTTGTTGGTTGATCAGCGCCTCGGTCGAGCCCAGCACGGTCCCCAGGTAGGGGTTCATGTACTGGCCGATGGCGCCTGGCGTGATCTGCGAGGGATCGACCGCCTGCCCTCCCGCCGCCGTGTAGCCGGTCGCCGCGTTGAGGTAGTTCTGCGCGCCCCCGAAGCCCGCCGCGCCCGTCTGGCCCGCCGCCTGTAGGCCCGGCACGGCGCCCTGATAGGCGTTCACCGCCGTGTTGGCGGCGGTGTTGAACATCGGGTTCACGTTCGCGCCGGCCTGGTTGATCGTGCCGATCCCGGTGTTCTGCTCAGGCGTGACTGGCGCGACGAAGGCGTTGGGGTCCGTCGAGTACTGCTGGAAGGGCGTCGCTGCGACTTGCTGAGCCTGAGTGTTGACGCTATTATATCGAGCCAATACTTCAGGTGGTATGGAGACTTGCGAACTCGACTGGGAGGTCTTGCCGCCCACCGCTACGACTCCTCAGCCTTGCGCGAATTCGGCCAGTAGATCCAGTAGCAGCCACTGGGTTTACCGAGCACGCGTTGGTAAAGCCGCATCTTGGCTTCGACGCGCGACGCCGAGAGCACCCCGATCGTCAGCGGCAGACCGAGGCCGTCGGCGACGTCCTTCGAAAACTCGGCGAGGCGCGCCGCCCGCCCGCCGCGCGCCTGTCGGAACTGCGGGTGGACGAAGATCGCCCGTTCCTCCACATGCGGCGCCCGCGAGTACCAGATATTGCCGATGCGCAGCAGCACCGCAGCCTCAAGCGGCTGGCTGCCGGGCGCGCCGATGACGCCGACGATGCCGTGGTCATGGTTGAGCGCCGCCCACACGTCGTTCAGGACGAGAACCGGGTCATGCGGAAGAAACTCGTTCTCGGCGCAGCCCATCAGGGCCAATTCCATCACCGCATCGACCTCGTCGGGCGTCGCCACCCGGACATGCGGCCGGTCGGTCGCCTCGGGCTTCACGTCGCGCACCATGTCGATGGCGTCGGTCATTGGTCAGTCTTTTGCGGGCCCTGGCAGGCCCTTCAGCGTTTTTATGTGCTTGTCGCGGCTGCGTCTAACGAACTGGTCGAGCACGCGGCAGCCCAGTTCAGGATCGCCCTTCCCCTGCGCCCGGACTTGGTCAGGCGAGAGGACGTATTCGCCGCCGGCCGCGACGATCGGCACGCCCTTGTCGCGGGCGCCGTCGGTCGCCCGGCCGCCGCGCGACTGGTTCTGCAGGGCCTCGCCGTAGGGGCCTGAGCCCTGGCCGTAGGGGCCGCCCGTCTGGTTGTAGGGCGCGCCAGACTGCCCATAGGGGCCGCCCTGGTGGCCGTACGGCGCGCCGCCGAACAGGCGTTTCATGACCTTGAAGCCGGCGCTCGTGTTTCCTTCCCCGTAGCTGGACACAACATCGGCGGGCAACACATAGGAGCCCGACGGCACATGCATGGGGAGATGGTCGGTGCGCCCGGCCACCGGGGAGTGAATGGGGCCGACGTGCATCCGGTGGACGCCAGGCGCATGCGCGGCGACGCCGTGGTGCTCGCCGCCGTGCAGGTTGGAGTGGAAGAGCAGCGGGCCGCCCTCGGCGCGGCCACCACGGGCGAAGCCTTCGGCTAGGGGTACGCGACCGCCTTTCGCGTAGATGTCTCCCTTGATCACCGCGTCCCTGGCGGCCTCCGGGGCGATCCCATGTCGCTGCGCCACGCCCATGATGTGGTTGGCCAGGAGTTCCAGCTTCGGCGCGCCGATCGGCGAGGTGACGCCGGTCGCGCCGCTGCCTGTCCCCCACGCCAAGGCCTGCCCAGGCACCGCTTGCATGCCCATCGGACCCGCGACCTTCTCTCGCCACCACGGCGCGATCGGCTTGTACTCGCCCGGCTTCATCGACACGCCAGGCTCGCTGGTGTCGCGTGTGTCGGCCATGCCCAGCAGGCGGGTGAAGTGCGCGTCCGGCACCGGCCAGCGCGTCTGGAAGCCCGTCGCCGCCGTCCCGCTGGCCGGGATGTAGGTCGGCACCTTCACCGTCTGCATGTCGGAGATGTCGCCGCGCTCAAGGTAACGCTGCATCGGCCCGGAATGCGACGTGCGGTGGTAGGGGTGCGCCATCACCGTCCGCAGATCGGCTGGGAAGTCCGCGCCGCGCTGCGCCTCGGCGGTGCCGGCGTGCTTGACGAACTCACCGAAGCGGCCCTGCTGCGCGGCGTAGTTGGCCGCGAGCCCCCGGTTGATCTCCGTCTCCACCTCCGAGGCCGGGCTGGCCATGCCCATCAGGGTGTTCACCCGGTTGTAGTGGCGCACGGCCTCGTGCTGGCCGACGATGTCGTGCAGCCGGTCGAAGACCGGGTCCATGTAGTACCAAGCCATCATGCCGTGGCGCAGGCCCTCGTGCTGCGTCCCCTCGTGCAGGATGTCCTGCAGCCGCTGCGCGTTGCGCCGGGTCATCACCCTCGCCGCAGCGGGGTTCACTTTCGCGCTGGGGCCGAACGGCAAATTGGGCTCGATGTTGCCCTGCCTGAACGCGCCGCGCTCGTACATCTCGGCGCGTGTCACGCCGAACAGGCGCTTCAGGGCGGGGCTTTCTGGTGCGACCCGCGAGGCCGCCTCAGCCGCCAGGGCTCTAGGGTCTCCGTAGATGCCGGGGTAGCGGTTGCCGACGGGCTCGTCGACGGTCTGCCCGCGAGCCCTCGGCGCGAGGTTCAGCGGTCCTTCTTTGTGGCCGCCCCCTTGGCGGGTCGCTTGCTGGATGAGGGTTTGGAGGCGGGTGCGGGCTTGCTGCTGGACAGCACTGTCGGCTTGTGATGCGGGTGATCCGGCCCCGGCGGGATGTGTCCCCGGTACGCCATAGTCTTCTCCATGCTGCGGGAACGCGATGTGCGTGTCGGCGGACGAGACGTCATACTTGCCGCCCAGCGCCTGATCCACCTTCTTCGCGTGCTCTTTCGCCTCGTCGCCGTTCGCTCCGGCCAGAATATCCATCGTCCCCGCGCCAGGGTCGGTGCTGTGGCCCTCGGCGAGGCCCTGACCATGCAGGCGACTGTAGAGCGCGTGGATCTGCTCAGGCGCCATGCCCTGCGGCAGATGCACCCGCACGAGGCCGGAGGGTGAACTGCCGGCGAAGGGGTGCTCATGCGCCGCCATCATGCTGTCCTGGCGGTACAGGTTCCCCAGGCCGTTCGACGCCTCGGCCAGGCGGGTGGGGTCGTCCGGCTCGAAAGCGAAATTGGGGTTGGTCGAGCCCTCGAACCCGCCCAGGCCAGGCTTCAGCTTGCCCGTGATCCCCGTGTCGCGCATCCAGCGGGGCATGAACTCATCGATCATCCGCCCGGAGATCTCCGCCTTCGCTCGCGGATGCAGGCGCTCCCACTGCTGCTGCTGCTTGGCGTCCCAGGTGTGCCCTGGCGCCACCTCGAAGAAACTTTTGCCGCCTGGAGCGTTCTCGCCGCCCTTCGCCTTGGCGGCCCTCGGCCATGTGATCACCGGCACCTTGCTGATCCCCAGTTCCTGGGCGGCGTGGGCGCGGTGGCGACCATCCTCCTTGCCGTTCTGGTCGATGGTCAGTGGGTCCAGCGTGCGGCCTGACTGGATGTGGTTCTTCAGGTCATCGATGTTGTCGCGGGACGTCTCATCGATCGTCAGGGGCCGCGCCTGAGAGAGGAATTCCTGCGGGGCCATGTGCTGTAGCTTGCCGCCGGTCTGCTGGTAGTTGGCGTTGCCGTACCACTCTGAGCGCGGGGCCAGAGGATAGGTCCGACCGCCGGTCGCCCTGACAGCCCGGCCCTGACGCGCGGCCTGCATGGCGGCGGCGACCGCCTGGTCCTGCGGGAAGCCTGAGTGACGCATTTCTGCAATGTTCCGGCTCACGACCTTCTGCGAGGATCCGTGCGCGAGGGGCATCTAACTGTAGCTCACAGAGACCGTCATGCCCGCGCCAGGCACGACCAGCAGGCCGAGTTGGAACGGCAGGTTGACGGTGACGGGGGCGCCGGCCGCAGTAGGGATGATGGCGATGACGGGGTGGGTCGCGGTGGCGAGCGCTGCGTCGATGATCTGGCCGGTCGTCGTGCCGGCCGTCGTGACGCTCACCATGACGACGCGTCCGGTCCCCTGCTTGAGCACCGTGGGCGCCGTCAGCGCCGCGCCGATCCCCTGTCCCTGGGCGCGCATGTAGCGATCAGCGGCGGTGGCGATGTTCGAGGCGACGTGCTGGACGGCGGTCAGGATGTCGGACAGCGACGCGCCCGAGGGGCCAGCGCCGTGGCCTGGGTGTGGGCGCGGGATGTTGGAGTTGACGTCGCTCATGGCCCGTACCGCCCGGCGGGCTGCGCGCGGTAGCGGAAGCGGCCCAGGCGCCAGAACGACCCGTAGTCGTTGGAGAGGATCTGCATGGCGAAGAGCCGCGCGCGGGCCCGCAGGTTGAACCACGTCGAGGCCTGGTTGACCGTGAAGGGTCCGATGATGACCGGCGCCTCCTCAGGGAAGTCGGCGAGCAGGAGGGTAATCTGCAGCGTGGCGCTCTGGGGCGAGCCGTATTCACCATACCGCGCGTCCGGCCAGACCTCGTCGATGAAGGTTTTGAAGTCGCCCTCGCTCATCGTGAAGTAGCCCGTCTGGAACGACGAGATCAGCGGCTGGTCATCGGCGTCGAGGCTGGTCTCGTGCTGATAGATCAGCAGGCGGTTGGGGTCGGCGCCGATCGGCGCGCCCAGCACCGACTGGTCGATCCAGGCCGAGCGCGCCAGCTGGCCGTAGTCCCACCAGCCGAGCGAGTAATTAAATTTCAGGAACGTACCCACCTCGCCGCCGCTGTTGAGCGTCGGGATGAACCAGCTGATCTCGTTGAACCGGGCGTTGACGGCGACGCGGATCTTGCTGACCTGTGTGGGGTCGGTATCTTGGAAGGCCACGTCCCATACGGGGCACGCGAGCGGCTGCACGCCCTCGCTGGTCAAGCTGAAGAACTGCGAGACCCCCATCCAGTACACGACGCCGTTGGCGCTCGCCGCCGCCTTGCGCCCGATCAGGCCGCAGCCCGTGCCGACCTCGTTGAACCCGTAGACGTAGGGCAGGCCGATGAACTGCATGGACCAGACCGAGAGGTCGGTCCAGAGGAGCCCCTGCTGCGGACCCTGGATGCCGCCGATGATCTTCGAGCCGCGCGGCAGGCGGTATTTGCCGGCCTGGTTGGTCGGGAGGCCGACCCAGGAACTGTAGTTCGAAACGTCACACCAGCGCACCAAAAGCGGATCCTGCACGCCGGTATCGGTCGATCCCCAGCAGACGACCTGGCGTTGCGGCATGGCGACGAAAAAGCCGTCGTTCACGACCGGCGCGTTGGGGATCACCGAGGCCTGGGGCGCGCCCGCCAGCGGATCCCAGGCGTAGATCGGCTGGAACTGGGTGTTGTTGATCGGGCACGCGAGCAGGATCTGGCCAAAATTATCGATCACCCAGTCGTCGGCGGTGATCGGCGCGCCGGCCGGGGGGTTGGCGGGTTGGCCCGTGCCGCCGAACGGCCCCATCCCGAACCCACCCATCCCGAAGCCTGTCCCCGCCTGCGCGGGCCCGGCGCCGAATGAGTAGAGATACTGCGCATTGCCATTGTTGGCCGCCGTGGGTCCTGCGCTGGAGGTGGCGACGGTGTTGGCGAGGATGGTGAACTGACTTGCCGAGATCACCTGCTGGACCGTGTAGTTGCCCGAGATGGTGAGACCGCCGATGGTCTGCGGCACGAGGACGGCGTAGTTGGCGCCGACCGTATAGCCGTGGTTGTTCAGCGCGACGGTGACGAAGGCTGACCCCGCCGTGGTCTGGCGGGTCGAGACGGCCGGGGCGGTGTCGGTGGTGACGGCGTTCTGCGGATTGCCGAGCACGTCGCGGGCGGTGATCTGGTAGTGCGTGGCGTCGACCGGGGTCACCGGATAGGCGCCGAACAGGACCAGGCCGCCAACGGCGACGTAGGTCTGGATGTAGACCGTGTTGAAGGCGGTCAGCGTCGGCGCGTTGGGGTCGGTGATGGTGACGACGGGCGAGCCGGCGGTCGTCGAAGCTGCCGGCGGCGAGTTGGTTGTGAGCGAACTCGGCGTGATGTCCTGCACGACGCCAGCGGTGACCACCGCCAGCTGCGAGCGCCCGCTGAAGGCCTGGGTGCCATAGGCCAGGCGCTTGACCGCGTTGGTGTCCTCCCAGCCCCAGAGCGCCCTGACGGGCGCGGGCGTGGTCGTGGTCAGATACTTGGCCCAGCCGCCGAGTTTCTGAACCATCGGCGCACCCGTGTCGTCGTGCTGGTAGCGGATCAGCTGCGAGGCCGAGATGCCGAACTGGTTGAGCGCAGGCGTGCGGTTGACGTTCACCCCATCGGCAAGCTGCACGGCCTGATGCGGCATGGCTACGGCTCTGATCGGCCCCCTCGGCCAACCTGTGCCGACTTTCTTTTTGCGTCAAGTAAGGCCCCCCTGAGGGGGCGACCTCAGAACTTCCCGAACAGGTGGCCGAGGAAGGCGATGAGGCAGCACAGCCCCAGGATCCCGTAGCCCACGCGCTGGCCGGTCCACGGACCCGGCGGCCCCCACCACCCGACGCCGCTGAAGATCAGCAGCACGAACAGGACGAAGGTCATCAGGTCGAGGGTCATCGCACGTCTCCTATGTGCGGGTCGGCGTGGCGACCGGCGAGGCCTCCCTGGCGGTCCATGCATCGGCCTCCAGGCGGCGTCGGAAGTCCTCCCCCTTCGCCGCCTGCAGCAGCGTCCCGTATTGGTTCTCGTAGGACTGCGCCATCTGCGGATCGTCGGCCTGGCGGCCGAAGTCGCGCTGGTAGGCGCTGACGTAGACCATCGCCGCCATGACCAGGAGTTCAGGCAGCCAGGTCGAGATCCATGTGGTCGTCAGGGCCGCCTGCGAGGGGTTGGCGTAGGTCGCGAGTGATGGTGAGCGCACCTCGCCGATCAGCGTCGTCGGGTAGGGCTGGTCGGGCGTCGGGCCGACGAGGATCAGGGTCGAGGTGACGCCCGCCGTGGCGAGGTCGCCGCCCAGCATGGCGAACACCCTGGGCAGGCCGGGCGTCGAGGTCGGCGGCCACAGGGTCTGGATGTAGCTGCGCGCCACGGGGTTCAAGGGCTCGCCGCTGACCAGTACGTCCTGCACGACGGTGAAGTCGGCGGTGGGGACGGCGAGGATCGGGTTGCCGGCGGTCAAGGTGTAGGCGGGGCTGAGCGTCTGCAGCGCCAGGAGTTCGAGGTCGCGCTGCACGCGGTCCTCGGCGTAGTTCAGCATCTGCGGGATGAGGCTGGTGAAGTCCGGCTCCATGCCCTGAAGGACGCCGTTCACCGTCTGGGTCTTGTAGGCGGCGAGCAGCGCCACCTGTTGGACGAGGCCGTTGTAGGTGAGGGCGTTGGGGCTCGCCATCAGAACGTGCCGGCGTCCAGGGTGAAGTTGTTGATCGTCCCCCCGGATCCGGCGCCCAGGAGGGAGGTGATGGTGACGACGCCCGTGGCGCGGGCGATGCTCAGCCAGGCGCCGAGCGACGTGACACCGTCATCGGCGGTGGCCGAGATCGCGAAGTTGGAGCCCGTGTTCGAGCCGCTCTCAGGGGCGGTGTCGCCGAGCGTCACCTGCCAGCGTGCGAGACCGGCGGTCTGACCCAGGATGTAGTCGGCGGGGCCGGAGGCGCTCTTGTTCAACACGATGTAGGCATCGCGCCCGGCTGCGGGCGTGAAGGTGAGCGGACCCGTGACCGTCGCGTAGCCCGTCACGGGCACGAACGAGCCCGCCCCGAAGCCCGTCGCCGTGACGTCGGCGGCGGTGAGGAGGATGTCGCCGTGGCGACCGTTGAACGAGGTGACCACGGATCCCGCAAAGCCGAGTTGGAGTTCCACGAAATTGGCGATGTCATCGATGCCGGCGCGCCGGTCGACGCCCGCCTGGTTGATCCACAGCTGCTCAGGGCCCGCGAGGCTGATCGCGGGCGGCAGGTTGGGGATGGTCTGGATCGGGGAGCCGCCGTCGGCCATCACTGCGCCTGCTTGGTCTTGCGGGACTGCGGCAGGCCCGTCTGCGGCAGCGCGGGGAAGTCCCTCGGCAGGCCGACCTGGGCGGTGACGATCACCGTCTCGGGGCCCAGCAGCGAGCCGCGTTCCACGGGGGAATAGCAGCCGTAGCTGAATACGGTGGCGGTCATCGGCGTCGCGCTGAAGGCGCCGTCGGCGAGCGGGTTGAGCGTGCCGCGCACCACAATCTGCTTGTTCAGGGTAAGCCCGTGCGGGGCGTTGCAGGTGACCCGCACCAGCGGCGTGCCATCGGCGATGATCGAGGTGATGGGGAGCGGCACGCCGTACTCCACGGTCTGGCCATTGGTCTGGGCGGTCGGCATCACTGCCTCCAGGGCGTAGCCGGGCGGCCGTCCGCTCGGCGTCGGCGCCATGATGATAGCACCCGTGTTCTGGGGCGCACCCCAGGGCGAAGCCGGGCCCATGATCATCGACGCCGCGTTGGTGGTGACCATGGCGACACCGCCGCCCGCTTCGCTCGCCAGGGTGGCGGCCTGAAGCGGCAGCTGCGTCAGACCCGTGGTCTGCATCGCCGTCGTGGCGAGCGGCTTGGCGAGCCCCGTGTGCGGGTCGATCTCCGCGGCCGCGGCGAGCCCCATCACCGACTGGGCGACGCTGAAGTCCTCAGGGAAGGGCAGCTGCACCGGCACGGGATCGGCCGGCAAAGCCACCACCCTGTCGTTCTCCTGCGGCACGTCCAGGCAGCGGGGGCACACGAACAGCCAGGTCTGCAGCAGGGCCGCGCCGCGCCACGCCCGCTGGTTCTGCAGCTGGTCGCGGTTGTACCAGAAGCCGCACCGCTGACAGACGGCGAAGGCGCGCGGCTTGCTGGCGCTTACCCTCGCTCGACCGGCTCTGCTGGCGTACGCCATCTGCGTCAGGTCCTGAAATAGCCCGCTATCTGCGGTGATATATAGAACGCCGCCTGCTCCGTGTTCCGGTTGGCGGCGATCTCGTAGCTCTCGTCCGCCAACGCCTTGAGGCCAGTCGCCAGTGCGGGGTTCCAGATCGTCGCCAGGCGCTGGGCGAGCCCATAGGCGTAGGCTTCGAGGAAATAGAACGGCATCTCCGGCGATGCGGCGTTGGCCAGCTGGGCGTCCTGCATCTGCCGCAGGCGGTAGTAGGAGATGCTGTCATCGGTCCCGTCGGGGCAGAGATACAGGGTGAGCGTCGGCGCGAGCAGCTGGTCGTACCAGTAGACGTTCACGGCGCCGGGCTGGTTGGGGTTGGAGTACGAGGCGAATTCCGTGCGCGAGATCGGCACGAGGGGGCGGTTGCGCAGGCCGGCGCCCTGGCCGCGCGTCGCATAGGCGTCGAGGATGGCCACGGTGTTCCTGGGGACCGAATAGGTCGCGTTTCCAGGGACCAGCTGGATCGTCTGCAGATCGACGGACCAGAGGTTCACCCCCATCGCCGACCACCTGGCGTTGACCATATTGGCCGCCATCCGCGCCGATTCCATGTGGCTCTGGGTGAGCGCGGTCTGGCGCACGCCGGCCAGGTTGAAGCTGTACAGCGTCAACTCGCCCAGCGACGGCTCAAAGCCGTAGGTTCCCGACGTCGCGTTCATCTAGCAGCACCCCAGCCAGATCTCGTCGCCCCGGCGCCGGATCATGGTGATCGCCGGGCCGACCAGGTCGTGGGGACCCTCATCGCCGCCGGGGATGGCAAGCATCACGCCCTCATAGGCGAAGGTGACCGTCGCCCCCCTGGCGCACGAGACCTCGACCTTCGCGCGGGGCGGGAAGTCGGCCGGGATGGTCACCGTGGCGTCCTCGGTGAAGTGGAGGCTGCCGTCGTCCCAGTCGGCCTCGGTGAGGGTGTGGTCGGCCTCGAATTGGGCGGGCGCGATCAGGAGCGTCCCGGAACCGCCCGTCGCGATGGTGCGGTAGAAGCCGTTGCCGTCGCCCGACACCATCACCTGTTTGCCGGCGGCGAGGGTGCCCCCGTAGTCGCAGCCGAGGGGGAAGCTGAGGGCGATCGCGGTGCCGCCCTGGTTGTTGAGAAGGAAAGTCCCGTAAGCGCCCGCGCCTCCCGTCGAAGGAAAGACGACGGTGGTGATGGTCCCCGAGGTCCGGTTCAGCCCCACCAAATGGCCGGCGTTGGCTTGGCCCAGCGTCAGGGTCGCCGGGCTGTTGATCTCGGTGTTTAGACCGCTTTGTATGCCGTTGTTGAAGACGTAGGCGGTGGTAGCGACGTTGGTGGAGTTGTCCTGCAAGCCCTTGGTGGGAGCGGCAGCGCCAATGTTCAAACCGACCACGCCGGTGCTGCGCTGAATGGTGATCGGCTCGTCGAGGTAGGCCCCGGCGTCGTTGTAGCGGGCGATGGCGAAGTTGGTCCCGGCGTTGCCGCCGCTCTCGGCCGTAGCGTCGCCCAGCACCTGCCAGCGGCAAGTCGCGCCGGTATAGATCGCCATCCCCCTGTTGGTCGCGGCCGGGCCGCTGTGGATGATGGGTTGCGTGGCGTTGAACGTGACAACCCCGGCGCGCGTGATGCTCATCACGTTGCATAGGCCAGCCCCGGCGTCGGTGTAGCTGGTGAGTTGTAGAGTTGACCCAGCATTACCGCCGGACTCCGCTGAGCCGTCGCTGTAGAGAACCCAGCGAGGGCTGCCGCCGGTCATGAAGTAGAGGGCTTTAGAGACTCCTGCGGCAGCGTTGAGGTTGGCTTGGGGCGTCCAGAGGGGGTTCGAGATGCGCACTGAGCCGTCGTTGCGGTAGATGACAACCGGGTTGTCGATCATCGCGCCGCTGTCGTTGAACCGTTGGATGAGCAAATTAGATCCGGCGTTGGACCCGGTCTCGTTCTCGGCATCCGCCCCCATGATCCAGCGCAGGGAGCCGTTGCTCTCCATGTAGATCATGCGGTTGACTGTACTCGCGCCGCTCAGAGTTATAGTGGGGTTGGGACCGGAGACCGTCGCTGGGCCCGCCACCGTGAGCCCGCCCGCGCCGATGGCCACCGCGCCGCTGCTGCGGGTGATGGCGAGCGGGTTGTCGACCAGGGCACCTGCGTCGGTGTAGCGACTGATGCTGAAGTCCGACCCGGTGTTGTTCGGGGGGTTCTCGGCGGTGTTGTTGGAGTAGACGACCCAACGGTTAACGCCTGCAGTCTGGAAGGCAAGGTTCTTGCCCCAACCAGGGCCGGCGTTGACAGCCACGAGGGCGCCAGCGCCAGCCGGGGCGTTTAGGGTGACGTTGCCACCGACCTGAAGCGGGCCAGTGAGTGTTCCCCCCGTGAGGGGCAGATACCCCGCCGAGAGGGTCGCCGCCGTGGCCACCATGGACCAGTTGGCGGCGTTGAACGCCCCCGGCGCGCTCGCCGTCGTGGCGCGGTAGAGGTTGCCGCCCTGCAGCACAAAGTCGCCCACTGCATAGTTGGCGGTGGTGGAAAAGTAGCGCACGGCCAGGAGGTCTTGGTTGGCGCTTGATGTATTGACGATGCCGAGTTGGTTGTCGGCAAGGTTCACGTACAGTTCGCCAGGCAGATGCCCCGCTGGCGGACGGTTGCCGGTGACGGTAGACCGGAGCGTGAGAACCTTATTGACCATGACCACCTCCTATTTAGGAGAACTCCGTCACTGGAATATTCCAGCCACTCAAAACGTCCCCGCATCGATGACGAACGAGTCCAGCACCGCCGTCGGCGTGGCCCCGGTCACCGACGGCGCGGTGACGGCCCCCGCAGTCCACGTTCCTGTGGCGATGGCCCCCACCGTCGTGATCGAGGCCTGGCCGACGTAGGCCGGGTCGATGCCGATCCCCGCCGCCGTGACCCTGATCTGACCCGCGACGCCCACCGCGCCGATGCCCGAGGCGGTGACGGAGATGCCGTTGTAGGCGACCGCCGAGACGGTGTTCGCGGCGATGCTGATGCCCAGGCCCGCCTGGAGCGCCGTCTGGGCGTTCAGCTGTGTCCAGGGGATCAGCGTGGTGCCGATCGTCACCGGGGCCGTCGGGTTGGCCAGCCAGAGCCCATTGGCGTTGGCGGTTCCTTGCAGGATCGACACCAGGGCGCCCGATATCTCGGCGGCCTGGTTCATGCTGGCGTTGCGCGTGAGGATATAGGGGGTGGACGCGGATCCAGGCTGGGTCACGTCGTAGAGGCCGTTGTTGGCGGCGTTGGCCTCGTTCTTGACGAGGATGATCTGGCCGGACGCCGTCGCGAAGCCGTCGACGGAGAGCAGGCCGTTGGCCGTGGCGGTCAGCGTCGCGCCGGAGCCTGCGGAGCCGTTGTTGTAGGTGTTGGCGGGCAGGCCGGCGGTGGTGGCCAGGTTCGCATTGGGCTTGAGCACCATGCCCTGGATGAGCGCATCGACATAGGCTTTGGTGGCCGCGTCAGTGGGGCTCACCGGGGTGGCCACGCCGATGAGGCTGTAGCCGTTCATCGAAACGATGTTGGCGGGCGGCAGGATCTGGTCGAGCCGAGGCATCGGGTGGGCGTGATCGGCCCGCGCCCAGGTCAAACCCACGCCGACGGCGCCCCAGGCCACATCGATCAGCGGAACGGTGGTCGAGGCGCCCGCCAGGAAGGAGATCTCCACGATGTCGCTGAGCGTGGTGCGCGCATCGACGCCCGCCTGGTTCACCCAGACCTCTTCATCGCCCAGCAGGGCGCCTGCCGGCGGCAGACCGGGGATGGTCTGGGTCGGGTAGGGAAAGGGGTCGCCCATTGACCCTAGCCGGGCTGCAGGAACGTCGCCGTGAGCGATCCCGTCCCTGCACTGAACATCACTCGCAGCCACGGCGGGACGGAGCCGTAGGCGCCCTGCTGCGTGGTCGAGGCGCCGACGAGCGCGGCGATCGACGACGGCTGCCAGTTCACCGCCGCAGGCGCCACCGGGTTGGTCGGCGAGTTCGGGTCATCGAAGCTCTGCTGCACGGTGTAGGTCGCCGCGCCCGACACTGCGAGCGAGTAGTTCAGGAACGCGCCGCCGTAGTCGTCCAGCCGCACCCAGGGCGAGTAGACGGGCAAGGCGGTGCCGACCGTGATGGCGCCTGCGGCCGGGCCGCTGATCCGCACGGCGGTGATGGTGAGGTAGTTGTTGACGCTCACCACGGTCCCGACGTTGACGCCCTGCAGCACCTCGCCGATCGGATCGCCGCGCCAGTCGGTCCCCTCGATGGTGAGGGTGCGGGGCCGCTCGTCGGCGGTCGTGTTGATCACGACATTGCGGGCGATATCGAGGGTGGCGACGCCGCCTGCCACGGTGGGGCCGTTGAGGATGAGCGGCCCGGCTGCAGCTGGCGTCTGGGCGAGGCAGATCGCCGTCTGGGAGGCCGCCGCGTAGGGCCCCATCGTGAAGGTGACCGGCCGCATGGCGTCCTACTCGCGTCAGTCGCTCGTCATCGTGTGGCGACCGGCTGGCTTCTCGCCGCCCTTCGCCGAGGAGAACGGCTTGGTATCGGCGCCGACGCCGCCGCCGGCCTTGCGCGGCGACCTGCCGGCGGTGGCCTTGCCATGCTCGCCGCGCACCGGACCAACCTCCTTGGCGTAGTCGAGGTCTTCCATCTGCTCGTGGTGCTTGGCGGGCCGCTCACGGCCCTTTTCATCGGCGGCCTCGCCGCCACGACGGCGCATCTTCGTCTTCATCGCTTAAGACCCTTGGTTCTGGTTGTGGTCAGGAAAGCGGGGCGTTGATCCCCTGGAGGTACTCGACGATGGCGAGCATCACGCCCGCGCCCGTGTTGGTCGACGTGAAGACCAGCTGCTCGTCGATGTTGCCGGTGTTCGTCCAGTTGGCCTGCGCGGCTCCGGCGGCGCTGATGAGCGCCGTCTGCGGCGCGGTGAGCGCGCCCGCCGCCGTGAAGGCGGTGGGGTTCGTCGTATTGCCGACCCCGAACGTCGAGGCCGTCCCCGTGAAGGCGACGAGCACGAGGGACGTGATCGAGAGGATCATCGACTGGGCCGGGATGATCAGGTCGGGGCTCACGAAGACGCCCGCCGGCTGCCCTGGCGAGGCCGCCTGGGTGACGCGGCCGACCTGAACCATCTTGGCGTAGCCGACGTTGGCGAGCGTGTTCTGGTCCTGTGAGCCGAGGCCCGCCAGGTTCGGGCCGCCCGAGCGCAGGATGTTGCCGGCCAGGATCGGGCCAGTGAACCGCGTCCCCGGAAACACGGGGTTTAGAGTTGTTTGGTTCAGTTGGCCGCCTCGGACGTTCATCAGCCGTTCTCCCCAGCATTAAGACGTCGGATAGCTCGCCCAACCGGCCCGCGGGTTGTAATACGCGAACGAATACCTCTCGTATGCCTTCACCAATAGGTTATCTGTGATGAAGTCGACTTGCATATCTGTCTCGAATGCTATGCGGGTCATGTAACTGAGGCCATCTATATTGGTTAGCAAAAACCACGCATAGGGTGACGTCAAGAAGTCCATCACCATATAGCCTTCAGTCAGGCCACCGGCGGTGGAGTGAATGGCGTTGACGTCGTTGTCTGCTGTCCCAGGACGCGCCTCGGTCTTGGTCAGTCTGATCATCACCGGCTCAAGTTGCGGCGGCCCGATCAGTTTCCTGGCGCGGCTGAACATCCGCAGCCCGGCCTGGTCGCGGAACTGGGTGCGGACCTGGACCATGCCGTTCAATAGTGACGCTTCGTTGAGATCGACCGGCGCGGAGGCGATGTTCGAGTATACGCCGCCGTCGATCGGGTGGTTCGGCGCGAACAGCGCCACCCCATCGCCGCCGATGGACGGATCGTAGACCTGGCCGACGTTGAAGACGTTGGCGCCGTAGAGTTCCTTGGTTTGCTGGTAGCTCTCCACCAGGCCCATGTTCGAGGGGTGGAACTGGCTCTTGTAGAGGTTGTCGTCGATCGACTTGCGCGTCATCGCGTAGCCGAGGCCGATCTCGCGGTGTTCTTGGTTGAAGATGAAGCGCTCGCCCGCAGCGTTGTCGAACTGGGTTTGGCCACCCTCGGTCTTCAGCTGGGCCAGGCCCAGGAAGCGCATCTCGACGGTGCGCTCCAGCGCCATCTTCGAGGTGTGCCGGGTGTAGACCTTGTCCCACTGGCTGGGGATCTGCTCGTAACGACCTTCGACGCCTCGCAGGCCGGGGAAGAGGAGATCCTTGATAGCCGCAATGTTGACAGCCATCTCGCTCCCCTATGCCTGCGCCGTCAGAGACTTGGTCTCGACGTTGTTGAAGCCGACGATCGCCCAGTTGTAGGCGCCGGCCTGGGTGCCTGGGCCGCCTGGCGGATCCACAATGAGGGCGATGATCCTGAACGGCAGCGTGGCGGTGACGGCGCGCGCGACGGCCATGTCGATGTACGCGCCCGAGAGCCCGTTGGCGGTATTGCCGGTCCCGTAGCCGAACTGCGCGTTCATCCCGACGTCGGCCTGGACGAACCCGACCGTGGTCGAGTTGCCGGCCTGCACCCGAAAACGGGCGCCCGGAGCGTTGTTGATCCAGCAGCGCGACAGGCTCCCGGCCGCCACATCCCCCGCCGGCCAGTAGTTCGCCCAGGTCGGGCGCTTGTTGGCGACGGACATGTATTCGCAGCCCTGGAAGATGCCGGCGAGCACCCCCGCTCCAGGCCCCGGCCCGGTGGTCGCGCCCGCGATCGTGCCATCTGCGAGGCGGAACACGGGATCACCCGTGAAGATCGGCGCCGTGGTCGACGCGATCTGTTCCTGCTGCTGTTCGAAGGTGGGGGGCGAGCCGAGCCCACCGGAATCTTGGAAGCCAAAAGGCGCGTTGACGTTTGGCAACGGGTTCTCACCTGAAGGTGGGAAGTCCGTTGCCAGCGCCGGGCCGGTCAGACTGGATGGCTGCGTGGCCCCTCCCGAGAGAGGCCGGTCTGGGCGCGAAACCTATGCCCAGGCGCGCGAACCTGTCAACTTACGTCCGATGTCAAGCCCTTTGGACAATGGAACATGACCGAACCCACCTTGAGCCCCGCGACCCAAGCCAGCGTGCAAGGTCTGGTGCGCGCGAAGGCCGACCTTGAGCAGTGGACGCACAACCTCGAACAGGCGCTGGCCGACGACGTCAGCGCCAACCCGCCCCGGCTGACGCAGGACGAGGCGGCCGAGGTCGCCAAAACCTACGGGGTCGATGCGCCACATGAGCCGAAGGCTGCGAAGCCCGAACCTGAGCCCGAGAAGGAGCCCGAGGTCGAGAAAGAGAGCGCCGAGGTCGAAGCGTATGATGACGCCCCAACTAGCGGCGCCCGACATGCCAAGTCGCGGCACGACAAGCCCAAAAGGGGCTAGTTTCGCCCAGGACGAGGCCAAACGTCCCCTTTTCATTGACGTACCGGCGTTCGCGCGCTTACTTATCGCGTCAATCCACACTTGTCAGAGCCCGCTAGGTAAGTGAGCGGAAGAGGAGGAATGCGGTTGTCAGACACCCATTATCTGTCGCAGGCGCGGAGGCCAGCGCCCAAAAGGCCGAATTTTATCCCTTCGACACCTAATTATCTGTCCTACAACTGGATAGATAAAGATCCAGACATGGACTTCATTGTCGGCCTTATTGGTGAGAGCGGCCTAAGTCCTGAAGACATCGAGCAAGAGACCGAGAGTTTGGGTCACAAGGTCTCGCGCTACACGATCATGGGCTGGCTCTATAAGTCGGTGCGACGACCTCAAAACTACACCATGACGATCGTCGCCCTCGCGCTCGGCTATTCGAAAACCTGGGGGCCGCTGGCCTCAGCCAATGGAAACCGCAAAGGTGTTGCTCGTCGATGAACATGCTGGACCCGGCGCGGATCGCGCAATTCTTCGTCATGCCTGGCGCTGTCGAGCTTGTGGAGGCGTTCTCCGCGATCCCTCCCGGCCCGGTGCGCGCGAGCATCGTGGCGCACGCTCAGGCGCTCGCCCACGCCTCGGCGCCACCGATTCAGGCGTGGGCCGCTCCAGCGCCGCCGCCTGAGCCGATGATCCAGTGGCGGGGCGAAAAGCCCGAGCCGCAGACGCCGCTGTTGGGCGACCGCCTGAGCGCCACCAGCACCGAGGGTCAGATCATCGAACGCGCCCTGCGCGGCGAGACGCCCAAGCGCATCGCCGACAGCCTCGGCATCCACGTCGAGGTCGTCTACCGGCTCCAGGCCAAGGCGCGCGCCGAGGGTCAGATCGTGTTCCCCGGCGACGAGCGGGGCGCGAACATCTCGAAGGCCTCGAAGTTCATGCGGCGCGTCAACGGCAAGATGAAGGTGCCTAAGAGCGGCCCGTGGTGGTGGGAGGACCCGGCGAGCCCGGTTTGGGACAACCCGTCGCTGCTGCCGACCGTGGTGGACAACAGCACGCGCACCATCGCGTTCGCAGGCCCGATGTCCTCAATGAACTTCAAGGTGTTGCAGGCTGCGGCCAACCGGCACGGCATGACGCTGCGCCAGTACGTCGCTCAGCGGTACGACATCGTTCAGCGCGTCAAGAGCGGGGTAGCGCCAAGTCAGGTCGCGCGGGACCTCCAGATCTCTGAGCACCAAGTCTACGGCGTGCTGACCCAGTGCGGCTACACGGCGACCCAAGCGGCGGCGGACTACGCCCGGTCCATCGTCGGCCTCGGCGCTCGTGCGCGGGTCGGCGGAGAGGCATGAGCGCACGACATGATGCGGAAACTGGCGCCCAGACGGACCTGCGAGGGGTGCGACCTCTGCTGCACGGTGGCCAGCGTCGCGGCTCTCAGCAAGCCTGCGGGCCGGCGCTGCCGGCATCTGACGGCGCTGGCCCCGGCGGGCCGCAACTGCCTGATCTACGAACGCCGGCCGGCCGACTGCCGCTCGTTCCTGTGCGTATGGCGCTTGTCTGACACCGCGCTCGCCGACGAATTCCGCCCAGCCGAGAGCGGCTTCGCGCTGTGGATCGGCGATCCCTTCCAGTGGCCGCTGGTGATCACGGTGGGCGTGGATCCAGCCCGCCCCGACGCTTGGGACACGCCCTGGGCGCGCGCCAGGTTCACTGAACTCGCCTTCGAACTGAACGCCCTGGTGGCGATCGGCCAGGGCGTGCTGGCCAGCCACATCTTCACGCCGCTGGGCGCGGTCTACGCCAAGGCCGACTATCCCGACTTTTTCATCGGCGGCGGCCTCCAGATCGGCGCGCCGGACTTCGACTTCCGCCCGAACGTGCGCCGGAGCCTCGCGGAGATCAGCGAAGCGTTGCTGGGGTACGCGCCGGCATGAGCGGCCCCAAGAGAATCGACCGCCTCTACGCCTGGGTCGCGACCGAGGCGGACGGCGGACAAGGCATCCCGGCGATGCGGGTCGACGACATGGCGCTACCGCTGATCGGCGCCGATCACGACAGGATCGAGAGCCTGCGGCCGATGGCAATGCGAGCGATGGGCGTCTGCCTGAAGATCGAACTGGTGGAGTTCAGCGGCCGGCGGGTGCTGGAGACCCACGCCAACCCGGATCTGCAACCATGACCGATCAGCCCGGCCTCCCCCCGATCATGAGTCCCCTGCAGCGACGCCTGCTGTGGTTTCTCGACGGCGCCACGGTGGTGGCCGCCTGCAGCTGGGCTGGCGCGGGGATCGGTCTTCATCCGCATGACCCCGCGACGCTGCTGTCGCGGCTGGTCTGGGTGTTCGCGCTGGTGGTTCAGATTGCGGCGCGGCGCGGCGCGTACTGGATGGCAGGCCGCTGGCGGCGGATCGCTGAACTGCACGAGCAGAAGTTCCAGATGCTCATGGAGGCTGTGCACCAGGGCGTCGTGGTGGCGATCCAGGCGTCGTTCGCCGATGAGCCCGAGGAGAAGCGCCCGAGCGTGCATTGAGGGGATCACTTCCGGGGGCCACGAAAGAGGGACTGCCCGATGAACCCGATGAGCGAACCCACCCGCAAGATGCTGGCTAAGATCGCCGACGAGGCGCTGGCCGAGGTGGCCGATGATGATCCTGTGCGGATCAAGCACCTCGGCGAACTGCTGGCGTTCTGGCTGGGGCACGCCGAGGGCGCGACGGCGCGGGCTGAGGCGGCTGAGGCGAAGGTCGCCAAGCTGGAGGCCAAGGTCGCGCCTGTGGACTATCTGGCGCCGCTCGGCGAGGTGTCGCCAGAGGAGAGCGAGGCGCTGGCGCACCTGCTGCGGGCGCTGCGGCCGAGGGTGCTGTTCAAGAGCGACGACGAGCACCTGGGCGCGTGTCTGGCCGTGATCGTGCAGGGCCATGTGCGCGTCGGGCGCGGCGAAGGGATGGTCGTCGCGATGCAGGTGGCGGCGCCATGAACGCGCGTCGCTACGGCGACGCATCGAAACCGGGGGCCCGGAGAACGATCATGTTGGAAAACGAAGCGGCCAAGCGGATAGCGGGCGTGCGCCTGGCGATGGAGATGGCGCTGGATGAAGGCTGCGCGGAAGGTGCGGTGTCGGTGGATCTGGCGGCGACGGTGCGACTGGATCTGGAGGCGATGCGTCAGGGCGAGGAGGCGCTGTTGGGGCGTCGGGTGGTCGATCTGCTGAACGGATCCGCCCTCATCGAGACGCTGAAAACAGCCTACACGACCTTATCGGCGCACGCAGGAACGGACACTTGGAGTCGGGTAGACGATGAGGTGCTGATCAAGCTCAGGCGCACCGTGGATAATCTGCTGGACGGAGCGGGGTCATGAGGGCCAACGCAGTTCATCAAACGGGCGCGCCGGATCGGCGGCGGCCTCGACCAGCGCGCGCGCCTCGACCGGGTCGATCCTGACCCCCCTGCGCCAGAACTCGACCGCCCTCCAGGGGCGCACCGGGTCGAAAATGCCGGTGGCCGAGCGTGTGTAGGCGTTCGTGTCGGCGAACACGAAGACCACCGGCTGGACCGGGTGCTGGGTGTAGTCGATCAGGCCCATGCCGGGGTGCGCGTCCTCGACCCGCAGCGTCGCGGCGTCGATCCTGTGCGCGTAGCTCGTCGCCATGAGGAATGGGCAGGCCTGCAGCGCGAAGCGCCCGCAGTCGCGGTGGATCGGCCCGTCGAGATAGCGACCGTTCGGGTGGAAGGCCGACGCCGGGCCGCCGACGAACCATTTGTGGGCGCCCAGGCGGTCGCCGCAGATGGCGCACAGACGGAACTCAGCGGCGCGATCCACCTTGAAGTGGTCGTTGATCGTGAAGTGCGGCCTGCCCGTCGTGTCGCGGTAGACGACGAACGGGATCGGCAGGCCGCGTCGGTCGCGGTCGAGGTGGCGCATCCGCTCAGGAATGGGCGGAAGCGGCTTCATCAGATGTACAGCGTCCCGAGGTGTCGACGCCACTCCACGCCGCGCGCGTCCAGCCGCAGCCACAGCCGCAGCAGCGTGTCAGCGGAGCCGTCTACGCCGTCCTCCTGCCAGCGGTTCACCGTGCGCGTCGTCACCCCGGCCTCCTGCGCCAGATCGGGTGTGTTGAGCCGCAGCGCCTTCATCGCCGCGCGCACCTCCAGGGCTGTCACGGGGCGGTGTCCGCGCGACGGCGCGCCGGTTCCAGATCGTGCAGCGTGGCGACCAGCCGCTCATGCAGGGCGGCGATGACGCCGCGCGCGGCAGGATAGTCCTGCCCCACCAGCGCCGCCGCCTGGATGCGCGTGAGGGTGCGCGGGTTGATGTCGGCGAACTGGCTCATGCCGTAGGCCCAGTTGACGCCCCAGAGGCGTTGGCCGACGTCAGCGACGGCCTCAGCGTTGGTCAGATTCCCCATGGGCCGATCCTGTCGCCGGGGGCGCCATGGAGATCGCGCCACGACGCCATCGACGCCCTCAGCATCTCCTGTTGGCGCGCCTCGTCTATGTTCCGCTGGAGGTTAGCCGTCGCCGTCAGCACCTCCTGATGGCGCTGGTAAGTCTCAGTTTGGTCTATGTACCGCTGCTGGCGGGCGCCTTCGTTCTTCATCGCCATGTAGATGAGGAACAGCGCGAACGGGCTCAATGACAGACCCAATGGGCCGATGAGCATCAGACCAACCACACCAACGCCAATAACCACTAAGATCGCCCAAAGTTTCTTGACCAGCCACCAGACGACGGGAATGGCCAGCAAGATTATTATCGGTGATATGTTATGCATTATTCAGCACTCTCCTTCAGCGGGGTCAGCGACCATGCGCCGTTGATGCTGCGGTACGGGCGCCCCTGCGCCAGCGTGGTCAGGACGGCGCTCCAGAGGCTCCTGTCCACGGACTTCAGGTAGTCGGCGACCACCACGAGGCGACCGCCCTCGGCGTCACCGGGGATGTCGAGGCAGGCGCGCTCGTTCATCCTTCAAAGACCTTGGCCAGCGACGGCGTCAGACGGCCCGTCTTCTCCTGACCCGCGCGGGTGAGCGTCCACTTGCCGTTCTTGGTGTCGATCAGGCAGCACGCGTTCGCCTTGACCCACAGTTGGTGGCCCGCAGGCGCCTTCTGATCGCGGCTGTAGCCTTGCGCGGTCAGGATGGTGGCGTAGCTGCCGCCTGTCGCCTTGGGTGCCGTCTTGGGCGCGGCGCGCCCGTGCTTGGCGCGCGCGGCCATCAGCGCCCCCTCCAGCGCCGCTGGCGCCTTGGCCGCCGCGTCGATCCTGTCCAGCCACCGCAGGGCGTCCCTGTTGACGCGCGCCGTGGTCTTTTCGACCGCCTCGCGCACCGCCTTCAGCGCCTCGCCGATCCACTGGGGAACCGCCGTGACGCTGCCGTCGTGGTACTGCTCGTGGAATTCAGGCGAGTGGACGTGCGTCGAGCCGTTGGACCCGCCGCCGTGGCTGTACTCATGGCAGAGCAGCAGCGCGATGGCGGTCCACGTCGCGGGCGAGGCGATGTCGCGGCCCTTCAGGAAAGACCGTCCGATGGCGATGTAGGAGGCGCCGTCGGTCCAGCCATCGGCATTGTCGGCGTCGCCCAACACGATCCTGCGCTCCCGCGCGAAGTCGGGCGCGGACAGGGTGTTGCAGACCTCAAGGATGATCGCCTCGGCAGGTGTGTAGGCCTGCGGCGGGATGATCTCGTAGCGTTCGCCCTCGTCGGGCGCGAACGCCGACAGCGGCGCCGTCTTGATGTCGGCGGGCCAGAAACGCACGTTGGGCTTGATGACCTTGGCCACCAGCGCATCCAGCGTATCGACGCGGAAGAACTCGTCCAGCAGCGCCTCGTTGAGGACGACCGCCAGCTTCGCCCGCTGCACCTTCTCCGCGCGCGGAGACTTGGGGCCGACGCTGAGCGTGTGGTTGCAGCCGATGAGGGCGCTTAGCAGTTTGTCGAGGGTCAGCCAGCGGCCTGAGACGTCCTGAAACACCGCTGCGTGAGCGCGCTCCGTTCTGGTCAGGTCGCCAGAGCGCAGGCGCTGCGCGAGCAGAGCGCGCTCCTCAGCGGAGAGGGCGCCGCGCTTGGCCTTGATATTGTTGTCGGCGCGGGCGCGCAGCACCTTGGCGATCTTCTGCCAGACGGTGCAGTCGTTCAGCACGTCGTTGCGCGCGAAGTTCAGGCGAAGCTGCTTCTTGGCGACCACAGTGCCGCCGATGCCAAGGTTGTAGGCGCGGCTGTCGTTGACGAAGACGCCCAAGTTGTAGATGGCGAGGCGCCCTTGGCCCAACCTGTAGTAGGCATACTCGTCTTCGAAGTCCCACGTCTCGCGGGCGGCGATCTTGTTGATCTGCTCGCCGTTCAGCAGCACGGGGACATCGACGTAGCGCACCATGCGGCGCAGATCGTCGGCGATGCCGCGCTGCTCCAGCAAGGACAGCGGCTTGTAGAGATCGATGGCGATGTCGCAGCCAGCCTGCTCATCGCCCTTTTTCTCCGTCAGTTCGTAGTCGAGGCCGCGCCCCTTGATATCGACCTTCATCTCAAAGCGGCCAGAGCACCACTCGTTGACGCCGAAGCTGAACATTTGGCCGCGCCCCATGCGGAACGTGCCGTAGACGGCGTCGCCCGCCGTGTGCGGCTGGCCGAAGGTTTCGAAGAACAGTTCGATGCTCTCGCGGGTGGGGAAGCCTTTGCCGTCGTCGCGGATGCGGGCGGCGTTGGCGTAGAGTTCGACCTCGACCTTGGTCGCCCCGGCGTCGATGGAGTTCATCACGCCTTCGCAGAGCGCCTTGGTCAGCGTCCCGGCCTGCCGCTGGATGACGTCGAACAGCAGCTGCGGGTGGATCTTGAAAGCGCGGGTTTCAGGCTTGGTTTTCATGGGTTCTTTCCCTTTGAGGGTCGCGGCCCGTGCCGCTTCCTTGACCCTCAGACCATTACCGTTCGGCCGTCGGTTCGGCAAGGCGCGCATTGCCGCAGCAGGCCGCGATCCGCTCGCCGATATAACGAACAACGGGGGTCGCGAAGGCATTCCCCAGCGCCTTGTACTTCGGCCCGTCCGCCGCCGGCTTGCCGCGGAACTCGATGTCCAGATAGTCGTCGGGGTAGCCCTGCAATCTGCAACATTCCCGTATTCGTGGGGTCAGACGACGAACCGCACTGACCCCAACCTCCTTTCTCAGGAGGCCTGCGCCTTCTCCCGTCTGGCTTGTCGCCACCGCCGGCATCACGCCTGCGTTCGCATGGCTCTTGTCGTGGCCGCCCGCCCGCAGCGTCGGCGCCACCTCCTCGTCCGCGTCCGCGCCGTGGTCTTTGGCGGTGAAGGCCAGCACCGCCGTCGTGGTGCAGTTGTCGATCCCGCCTGGCGGGCGGGCGCGGAGCGAACTCGCGGTCTCCGTTTCGGTCGCGGTGCTCCTCGTTCCATCGCTGCCGTGCAGGGTGATGCCGATGGCCACGGCGCCGACGCCGATGCCGGCGCGCCCGCCGCTGGGCGTCAGGATGGCGTTGGCGAGTTCATCATCGCGGAACTCCAGCTGCGGGCTACCGTCGCGCCCCCTCGCGGCGAGGGTGAACACGGGGTGTTCGACCACGTTGTGCAGGCGGAAGTTGTTCTTGCCCTCGTGGGTGTAGGTCTTGCCCTCGACGGCGGTCACCGGGTCGGCGACGAGGGGCCAGGCGATCAGCGGCGTGCCGCGCCCGCTGCCGTCCTCGCTGGCGTCGAACCCGTCGGCGGTCAGGCTGTGGGCGATGAACGTCTCGCTCTCGAAGTCGCCGTGGCCCGTGCCGCCCTTGGCGCGCATCGCAGTCGCGACGTCGATGGGGCCCCCGGTGCGGTTGCCGCCGTAGGCGACCTGCAGGAAGCCGGGCTGCTCGTACTCCCGCTGCCCCCACCCCTGGCCGTGCTTGCGCTCCGTGCCCCCTGCAGCGGTCAGGGCCGGGGCGGCGTCGTCGCCGACGATGAGGGTGTGCCGGTCCTCGCGGTCGATCCCCCCCGAGGGCGTCATCAGGGCCTTGAAGAGTTCAGGCTCCCCGCCGCCTGCCGCAGCGCCTGCGCCAGCTGCGGGGGTAGCTCTTTGTTGCGCTTGGCGGCGCGGCGCAGGATCCCCTTGCAGGCTGTCGCGCTCAAGAAGTACCGGGGATCGACTGGCCCAGTCTCCAAAGTCGACGACAAAGAACACACGCTTGCGCCGTTGCGCCAGTCCCCAGAATTGCGCATCCAGAGTAGCCCATTCGACGAACCCGTCCGGGCCGGCTGCACAACCGCTGTTTTCCCAGCCACCTCGTGGAACGTCAAAGCCGCATCCAACGACCTCACTAACCACCGCAGCAAAGTCTCGTCCCTGGTTGCTTGAGTATAACCCAGGGACGTTTTCGATGACGAGCCATCGAAGGCCACAATGTTCTCGGGCGATGCGAACAAGTCGCATTGCCTCAAAGAACAGTCCGCTTCGCGTGAGGGTGTCGTCATCGTTCTTCAGACCCTTTCGCTTCCCGGCGATAGACACATCCTGGCAGGGAAAGCCGCCGACGATCAGATCGACCCGGCCAAGTCTACGGATGTCTCCCTCGGTGATCTTGGACACGTCCCCTAGGTTGGGAACCTCGGGGTAGTGATGGGCGAGGACCGCTCGCGGGAACGCCTCGATCTCGCAGACACCGACTGGCGTCCACCCAAGTGGAACCCAGGCCTGGCTGGCGCCCTCGATGCCGCTGAACATGGAGAGGTAGCGCATCAGCCCGCCACCGCTAGATAGGCCAGGGCGGCTCTTCGACGCTGCCTCGATCCCGCTGCAAACGCTGCCGTAGGTGATCATCACGCCGGCTCGCAGTGCAGGCCGCACTCGACGTCGTGGTCATCGTCCTCGCCGAAGTCGAAGACCGCCTGGCTGCGGGCGTCGGCCTGGAGCTCGGCGTAGCCGTACTCGGTCACGAACCGCCCGCCCCGGCCGGTCGCCTTCTGGCGCGCCAGCACCTCGGCGTCGATCCACCAGCCCGCCGTCTCCGGGTGCTCGCGGATGATGGTGGTCTTCTTGGCGCGGCTCTTCAGGAAGCAGAGGTCGCAGTTGCCCTCGTAGTCGCGCAGATCCAGATCGAAGCCCTGCGGCGCCTGCCGGGTGTCGAAGTGGCGACCCTCGCCCCACCAGAACGCCAGCACGTCGCGCTTGGTGATCTTCGCCGCGCCGAGTGGCGCGGTCGCCTTGAACGGCTCCTTGTTGGCGTCGTTGCGCGCCAGCATCTTGAAGATGCGGTGGCCCTCGTCGTGGCGCAGGCCGACGACGTTGTTCCAGTGCTTCCAGCCGAGCGCCCGCTGGGCGAAGCGCTGCGCCGTTTTGACTTTCAAGGTGACTGAACAGAACCGGGTGACGGCGTTGGGCGCGTACTGGCGCATGGCGATCAGCGCCAGGAACGGCTCGCCGCGCCGCGAGGCGCTGTTGAGGCCGACTTCGGCGAACCCCTCGTCGCAGACCAGGGCGGCGCGGGCCGGATCGGCGGCGAGCCAGGCCTTGAAGGTCTCGCGCTTGCCGACGTCCGCCGGCCTCGGGCGCCACTCCAGCCAGTGGATCTCGACGCCCCAGCGCGCGCCGCACTCATGCACGAAGCGCAGGGTCTCGGCGCGTTCCTTGCCGGTGTTGGAGAACTGCACGACGACGCCGTCCGGCAGTTCGCCGTCGTAGGCCTGGAGGATGCGGCGGAGCATGTAGGCGGACGTGCGCCCGCCCGAGAACGAGATGAGCGCCGGAGGTTCGACCCTGAAAGGATCGTGCGTCATGTGGCCAGTTGGCGGCCACTTTCCTAGACTGTCAAGTGAGACTTTACTTCGATGTCAAGTCGCCGCGATGATCCGTGTTCGGGCACGCCGGCCGCGTCACGTTCTGGTCGAGCATGATGGTGCAGGCCCCCAGGGAGAGCGCCAGCAGCGCGGCCAGCAGCCGGATCACTCGGTTGGGACCGGGATCTCGACCGGGCTATGGCTGGTGTGAACCCGCGCCGTGGGACGCCCGCGCTCGTCCACCCGCTGGAAGGTGCCGTCCGGGGCCTCGTTCAGCTGCCGCTCCTTCAGCCGCACGGCGCCGAGGGCGCGGTCGTACATGATCTTCTGGACGCGCTCGGTGATCACCTTCGGGCGCTCCATGAGGGCGAGGCCGTCGCGGACGATCTCGCCCCGGTGGCCCTTGGGCATCATGTGCGCATGCCGCTCGGCGGGCACGAATTCCCAGCCGGTCCTGGCGAGCCGGCTGTCGTAGGCTGGATCCCCCTTGCCGAGGCAAGTCTGGCGCTTCCACTCGTAGCTCCAGCCATCGGGGATCTTGATGTTGTCGAGCGACAGTTCGTCCTGACCCTCGTCCAGCGCGCCCTCAAGGTGGCCCATGATCTCGGCGGCGCGCCTGGCTGCGCGGTCGCGGGACGATTCCTCACGCGCGCCGTCCGGGCGCAACTCCTCCGACCGCTGAAATTCAGAGGCCAGGGCCTCGACATCGCTCGCCTCGGCGTCCGCCTGGACGAAGCGGCCTCCTGGGCCGTTGACGCGGGGCATCAGTGCATCCTCCC